AAAAAAAAAAAATAAAGTGAGGCTTTGGCTTCACTTTATTTTTATGGGTAATAGTAATGTAGTTTATTTAAGAAATTAGGGTCTTCTTTTGTCAAGTACTCTTGTAAAGGTAAATGTACAGCCATCTCAGGAGTTAGTATCATGTACTTTGCTAATCTAAAGCACTCCCTTAAATGAGCTTTAATTACTAATTCTAGTTCTGCTTTAGTCTTAGCCACATATAAACTTTCAATAGGATAAGAGTACACCTTAACCTTATCTTCTAGGTCTAAATGCAGATAGATAGAGCTGTTGATAGAATAATAATCCCCTTCTCTTGTAATCTCATACTGTGGGAATATTACATATTCATTCATGTTATTTTTGTTGGCTTTTAATGTACTCTAAAACTGCTTTAATTTTTTGTTCTTCATCTAAGTCATCATAAGTGAGAAGATTTTGAATATGGTTTAAATGAAGTCTAACAAATTCTTCAAAATACTCTGTAATTTGCAATGGAACTTGATACGAATAATTTATTCTATTCCACTTCTTTACTATAATTTCTGCTGTTGGTATCATAACTACTGTTTTTTAAATTGTTCAAACCATTGTTCTAATTGTATTCTTCCATTTCTTAAATCAAAATTTCTCAAAGCATCGTACACAAATCTTTTGACTTCTTCCTCACTATACATTCTTTCAGCTTGCCATTTAGCACCATTTATAAAACCTAGTATCTCCCTATATTTTGTTGTATTATTTAATCCAAATTCTTCTTCCAGTAAATAGTCATTTTGAGAGCATTTACTCATTTTAAAAAACAATTCTTTAGGAAAAAGAAATTGCTTCAATGCCAAATTTTCAGCAGTTTCTTCAAGTGTTTTTTGTTTCATAAATTTGTTTTTTTTTTAATACATCCATAACTTTACTTGTAGCTAATGCTTGGTTAATTATACCTTGTTCATTAGCTGCCAATCCTATTGCTTGATATATTGAATCTTCAAGTGTTTCTTGTTTAGATTCTTCTTGTGGGATGATTTTGTATTCTAATTTATCTTTTGATATTGGCTCATTTGATTTTACAAAACCGTTCATTCCTAAATAGCCTCTTTCGACCTCAATAAACTCACAACTTGGATTCTTCACAAACCATTCTAAAAACTCATCATCAATAGTTTGTACACCATCTTTAATTAAGTCTTGGTCTGTTGTTAGGATAATTTTTCTCCAAAACTTCATATCTTTATCAACTTCTTCTATTTTACCTGAATTGTAATATTCATTGTTTTTTAAATGAAAATAGTACTCATCTGTTCCAATTTCTTCATTATTAGTAATGTAGATGTTTTGAAATTTCATTATCTCGCTTGGAAATTTAGTAGTTGTGGTTAAGAATAAATTATTATTAATAGTTTCTAAAACTAATCTACTTGATTTTTCTGTTGGTAATATATGTATATTTTTCATACTTAAAATCTTATTATATTCCAATTAATACCTACTCCTACAAATACTTGAGAAGTAAATCCAGAACCAATACCATAAGATAGAGTAGGCCCTACACCAAATCTTTTAGGAGTAGGAGGAGTTATTTGAAAAGTTCGCATACTTTCTACTTCACTATAAGGATTGTTTAACCTGACTTCTGCAAATGATTTTCTTTTACCTAGTCCTAAAAATCCTGTTTTTTCTTCTCCTAAAACAAAAGTTAAATCTTCTTTATATTTTACTGAGATTCCTATGCTGTCTTTATTGGCTACTACAGTTCCCCATACCCAATCATTAAAATTATAGTCAGCTTTGTAAGTTGGATTAGCATCCGGGCAATTCTTGTCTACATAAATAGTGTCAGTTTTGAATGTATCAGCAACTTTTCCTTCAGTAGTTATGACAGTCACAGAACTTCCAGGAGTAAGTTTTTTTTTGTATCTCTTTACTTCTTCTTTAAGTCTAATAATTTCTGCTTCTGAGGTCTCTAATTGAGTAAAAGCTCCTATGTTATCAGCTTGAAGTATAGCTATTTTAGCATTACTAAGGCTATCTTTGTCTTTCCAAGTAATTAATTTAGCATTTGCAGCTTCATATAATGAAGTAGTCTGAGCCAATTGAGCTTGAGAGTCACAAGCTTTAAATGTTGCAAGAATGGCAATAACTGCAAGTATTACAAGAATAACATTTTTAATTTTACCTCTTAATTCTTGTAAGTGTTTTTTATCTTCTTCTGAAATGTTCATAGGTAATAGGATAAAAATGGGAGATTACTCTCCCATTGATTAATAATTATTTTTCAAGTTCTTTTCTTTCAGCATCTAGATTTCTATTTAGAGCTGCTTCTGTAGTGAATTTTTCAGGATATCTTACTTGAAGCTTAGCAATGTTATTTGTCAAAGCTTGCCAGAAATCAATCTCTAAAAGTTCACAAATAGCTACACAAATTCCAGCTAATGCTAGAAAGTTTCCTCTTTTAGCATCTGTTACTTGTTTGTTAGCTAAAATGAAAGCAAGAGTAGCAGTTTCTAAATCTGTCTCTCCTTCTACAATAGTTTGTTTGATTTTAAGAGTAGCACTTTCTCTTTGAGCTTCTATGGCTTTTAAGACTTGTGGGTCTCCTAAACCAGATCCATCTACACTTCCAATAGTTTCAGCTCCTGCTATGTACCACATAGTATCAGCCAACTCTTCAGCTAAATGTACCTTATCTATTTCTTTGTTGTAAGCAACTTTCTTTTTAAGAATATCTACAACTTCTCCAAGAAATTCTCCGGTAGCTCCGGCTTCCATGTGAAGGATATTTTTTTGCAAACTACCTAAATCAGGTAATGTTCTTGCAGCTAAAAGTTGGTACTCCTGTAATGTTTCAATTTTTTTCATTGTGTTTTTTGTTAAAATATCTTCTTAAAAAATAACCTCTCAAAAAAGAAGCTACAAAAAAGATAAAAGTTAAAGTTAAGTTCTGCTTAAAAGTAACAGGAATACCCATTATTGGATAAACTATAATTTGAATAAGAAGACTCACTAAAAGGCCTACTACTACATTAACAATTGACTCTATAGTAGATTGTTTCTTAGTTTGCCCCATTACTTGTCAAATCTAAAACCAACACACACAGAATCATTCTTTCCACCAATTAAGTACTTCTTTTGAGTACTGTCTAAATTCTTCATATTTTTCAATGTATTTAATTAAAGTTTGACATTTTTCTTTTTTTTCTATTAAAAAAGGCTCTACACTTTTTAAAAAAGGTAGTATAGATGCTGTAGTATTTTGCCAAGAATAGGTTTGTACATGAGATTGATAGTCATATACTTTACAGGTGTGGGTTTGGCTTCCTTCAAACCTATTCATATAGTCAATTAAAGGTTTGTATCTTTGTTGTAATCCTATTGAGTATTTGTTGTAAAAAGAAACCCCTTTACCTGCATTAAACATACTTAACCAACCATCTCCATCAATAATACCTGCTAGATATTGAAAAGAAAGTTCTCCATTAATAGAGTGTTCAAAATTTGTTTTAGCTATTAGATACTTTCTATAACAAATCTCTTTATCTTCTCCTTCAATTAAACCTTTAATAGTTTCAAGTTGTAATCTTTTTTCATTTAAAAAAGGGAGCATATCAGGAATAAAAGAACTTTCTCTTAACTGCTTACCATTAAGTGTAGCATAGTAAGCTGTTTGTCTATTTATCCCTCTTTCAGAAATTTTAATTTCAAGATTATATTGAGAGGCAAATAATTTAACTATTTTAAAACTACACATATAAAGCCTACATTCATAAGTATAAGAATAGTTATTGCCACTCATTGTTTTTCTTATTCTGATGTATCCTTCAGAGTCAAAAATTCCTGCTAAATATTGTATCATAGTTTTTAATTTGATACAAATATAGCAAGAATCTTTTAATTTACCAAACCTCCCTCTTTTAATCTATGCGAAAACCAACACATACTGGAAAGCGAGGTAAGCCTCCATCAGTGTACTCAAAGAATCTTACTTCAGCAGTTTGCCCAATAAAGTTTTCTTTGTCTCTAAGAATTACTTCTCTAGATTCATGACTGAATTTCATTCCACAATTAAATCTAGTTCCGGCTCTTACAGAATAGCAAACTACAACTCCTTGTTCAGGTCTACTTTCAGAAGGAATTACATCAACTATTTCATAAGTTTCATCAATGAAATCTTTGTATTTCAACAATTGAGAGCTTCTCTTATTTACAGCATACCCTTCTTCAGAGTGTCTAATCATGGTACCTTCATAACCTTGAGCAAGGTATTGTTGATGAACTTCAATAAGCTCAGCTTCATTATGAATTCTCTGAGTATGTACTAATTCAACATGATTTAAACCTTGGATTAAGTTTGCTACTGTCAAGTATCTTTCAGCAAAAGGAGCATCCATAACCATATCATAAACATGGTATTTTACTTTTTCAGTCTCTCCTGTTCTGTATTTTTTGATAAGTTTCATATTCTCTTGGAAGGATATTCCATGTGCATATAATTCTCCATCTAAAACACAGCCATCAAGGTCTCCAAGATTAATATGATTAAGAGTATCTATAACCTTACCGGTTCTAGAAATAAGGTGTTCCTCAGTCCCTAATGACCTCATACCATCTAGCTTAGGTTGTACATAACAAGGAAACTTAACTTTTTTAGCTTCTTTTTTGTAATCCTTAGCTAGCATAGGAAGTAAGAAATCTACTCCTCCTTTTTCCTGAGCTTCTTCAATAGTATAAAAATACCCTAATCTTCTCTTTTCATCAAGCTTAGCTCTTGCTTCTAACATAGCTTGATGTTCAGGAGTAGTAGCATTGCTTTTACCTACATTCTTGGCTTCACAAGCACTCCTATTGATTACAGGATTATTTGTACCTACTACACCTGACTCTTGGACTACAAAATTACCTTCATGTGAAATATGAAGATATCTGATTTTACCACTTGAGTCTTTTTTATAAATTCTTTGATCTATAATCATTTATTAACTTTTTAAATTTGTTTTTAATAATTATTCTATAGAATGTTTTTTACAAGTAAAAATTGTCCCTAAGCTTCCATTTTCAAAAGCTTCTGTCCCTTCTTTTCCACAAAGATAACATCTATTTTCAGGCACTTTTAATCCTAGTTGTCTGCTAGTTTCATCAATAGAATTTAAGAGAACTAATCTAGCTTCCATGATATTATCCCAAAGTTTTATTTCAGTAGGAGTAAGGCTTCTTTTTTGAATAGGCTTAGGAAGTCCTACAAGCACAAATTTAAAATAAGCCCTATCTTTTTGAAGTTGTTGTTTCTCTGTCATAATTAATGAATATAAATTGGTAAAGGTTCTTCTCCAATAGTTACAATCATCCATTGGCAATTCTGCTCTTTAAAAGTAGTTCCTTGCTCTGAAAAATGTTCAGTTAAAAAGTGTTCTCCATTTTCCCAAACATTAGGGTCATAAGAAAAAATATGGACTTCTCCAACAGAGAAGTCCATAATTATAATTTTCTGCATTTTCATTAGTCAAGACTAATAATATCTGCATAGTGTACTACCACTAGAGCAGTTTTAAAATTTGCTTGATTAGGAGGAGTAGTTACTTTCAAAGCTAAGAAAGTTACATTCTGAGAAAAGACAGGAGTTTTTTCTACTTCTAATCCCCATTCTACAGGCACTGTAGGCCCTATTTGTTTAATCTTAAAAGAAGAAACATATCCTTCTTTTTCTTTATTTCCGGTCAAGATAATTTTACTATCTTTCTTAGTATCAGTCTGTTCTACTAATACAAATTCCCCTGTTACTTTCATACTGAATATTTTTAAATTAATTTATTTACAAAGATAAAGAATTATCTTTAATTAGAAGATGTATCTCACTGTTTCTAAAGGAAAATATTGAACATAAAGATTTAGAAAATCCTTAATCAAATCATTCTTGAAGTGAGATTTATACCTGATGTTATCTGCGGCATACTCAGAATTTTTAGCTTCTTGAATAAAAGGTTTCCAAAGTAATGAGTTTACTAAATCAGAGTTTCTTTCATGTTGAATATTATTGTAAGTAAGAAAAATACACTCTGATTTAAAAGTCAATCCTTTAAGTTGTTCAAATAAATCTCTGTAGTCTTGTAACCAATGCTCATAATAAACAATAGGACTAAAATTGATATGAACTTCCATGTGTCTTTGTAAAACTCCTATCATCTGAATTCTAGAATAAATTAGATCAGTTTTAGGCTCTAAAATATCTGAAATTCTTTGAGGCATTAAAGAAATCCTGATTCTGTGTTTTTCAGGCTTCAGGTTGTATTTTCTAAAAGATAAAGGATATTTAGTAGCAAAAGTACTTTTAAGCTTAGGATGGTCATTAAAATAATCAAAAACTACTTGCCAATCATAATGTTTACCATGTAAAGGAACATCTGTACTACAACCTATATCAATGCAATAGTAAGTATCATCAACTTGATTAGGAACTTTAGGCCAAGGTTGTTTTTCTACCCATTCAGAAATAGATTTTAGAATGTCAGAAGTATTTTCATTGATATAAAGTTTATCATGGTTATACCTTCCTACATAACAATAAGAATTCATACATCCTCCAAGACAACCATAAATAAAATTAGGAGCAATGGCATCACTGCTCCTAGAATTATCTCTTGTTTTAAGGGTTTTAGTTTTTTGCTTCTTGATTTCCATTTTTATAAATTTTAGCTTTTAAAGCTAAAAAAATCTTAAATTAAATAGTTTTTTCATTATCTATTAAATACCTATAAGGAATAAAACCTTTAAAATTATTACACCATCCTTTACTTTTTTTATTAATGTAAACTTTATCATCTAAAGTTTGACCTTTAATAAAAGTATAATATTCCTCATGATTCATAGTCCTAGCACAATGCTCTAAAGGACTTGAATGTAGAGGAGTTTGAGCAAGAAGTCTATCATGTAAACCAATCATAGCCTCATAATTAACAGCTTTTTCTTCTCCTACAACAGTGTAAGAAGTTCTAGCTGCCATAGCTACTGAAACTTTAACTAAAGTCTCTTCTTCAAATTTAGTAATACTTCCTTCAGGAGGAATACTTAAAGTGTTGTAATAATCATGTAATAATCCTAGATCCATTTTACTTCTAAAAGGAATATGCCACTCTCCTGCTTCTAATTTCTTAGGAGTACTTTCATTGTAAGCATCCCATATACATTCAGCTAAGGCCATCATATGAATTTCAGCTTGACCTGAATTAACTTTTAGCCAATCTAAGTCAGACATTCTTGCCACATTATTAGCTTCTTCTTTACCTAGAATACTTTCTACATGCTTTATATAATCTATTTTACTCTTAAATGTAGAGGTTTCTACAGGACTAATTAATCCATAACTAGGGCATCTTAAATGAAAGAAATTATCCCAACCTGATTTAGGCCCTGTAATTAACATTGTAGTCCACATAAAAGGTTCTAAGAGTCTATTACAAAGTTGCTTAGTAACATAAGTAGAACTATTCATTTGTCCTGCAATAGATAAAGCATAGTCTCTAGCAATTAACCATTCTTGTTCTGCTTGTCTAGCAAAAGCTCCCTCTAAATATTTAGTTCCTTGCATACCTTTGTGGTCTTCTTGCCAAGCAATAGGAATAAAAGGGTCATTCTGAATAGTTTCTACCATTTTATTGAATGGAATAGCTCTTGAACTAGAGGTGTTCTTAGAAAGCATCCTATGAGTATTTACTTCAGCAAGGATAATTCTAGGAAATGTAGCAAGGACTGAAATAAGTTCATCTCCTTGTTCATTTACAGAGTGTGCAACAATAGTTGCATTAATTTTTGTTTTCATATTTACTTAATATTTTCTAAGAGGTAAGCATTTAAAATTGATTTTTCATCAATATACCAATCATCTCCATACTCTTCCAATCTCATTTTTGCTTTTTCTGATGCTTCTTTTAATGCTTTTTCTACATGAAGTTTAGCAAATTCAATCATTGCTTCTAAAGCATCATATTTTGAAACCGTAGAACATTCTGAATCATAGGTTTCTTTACCTGTTAATATTAATTTTGCTGTTGGTATTTTACTCATTTTCTTTAAAATTAGATTCAACTACTTGAAAACAACCTGTAATTTTGATGTCTTCATTTTCAAATTGATAAAACTCTCCAAAATCAGTATCATCTAATCCATTGTTTATAGCTACTCTATCTTGAACAGTAAGAGGATGTCCCGGAATTTGAATTTGTTTTTTAGAGTTTTTGTCATACTGATTGAAAAAAGCTTCAACAGTTAGATTTCCTATTTTTAATCTCTGTGTCATACTTTAAAGTTTAGGAGGAAATAATTCACTAATATGAAGATCTAAAGCTTCTGCCATAGCTTCTAAAGTAGATAGAGTAGGATTTCCTTCTCCTTTTTCAATCATGCTAATAGAACTAGAAACTAATTTATTATTACTTAAACTAACCATGTCACAGTTTCTCAATCTTTTTTTCAATCTAGTCTGTTGTATAACAACTCCTATGTATTGAATTAGATTAATAGGAACATCCTCATAAGTAGTAGTAATTACCGGAGTTCGCATAATATACCCTTTTTCTGTCCTAATAATTTTAGGTTCTCCGGATACCTCTGTCTCTAGAGGAATTTCTTTTTCTTCAGAAAAATCCTTAATAGGAACTTCTTCTTCAAGTGTTTCTTCTAATAACTTAGGTTGAGGGATGGGACTACTTTCCCATCTGTACATAAAAAGATTGTAAGTCTCTTCAGGATTTACAGAATATTTGTTGTCATAAGGCCCTGCAGTGTATACAGGTCTTATTAAATCTTCAGGAGAAAGAATAAGAGTTTCTCTGGGATAATCTTTACAAGTAACTTTAATAGGTACCTGAGCTTGAAGAGCTTTTTTTACAAGAGTGTCTGAAAGAGCAATAATACCTTCTCTAGAGGTTGAACAATGTTTTTCTAAGTAATGCATGTTATGAATAATTTTTAGTTTATAGTTTATTTATCATCAGTTTTGATAACCTTACATTTTAGTAAGGTTCTTCTCTTAGAAGGAGCTTGTCCTTTACCTGATGGAGTATCTTTATGTAGTTGAAAGACTAATTCTTTGTCTTCATCTTGAATGATAAGTTCATCTCCAATCCAAAATTGGTAGATATCTTTAGGTGCATCAATGTTTGCCATTAGATTATTTTTTCTTCAATTAATACTTGTCTTACATTCTCAATTAAATCTTCAATAGTATCATTGTTATAGATAGTATGCTTACAATCATAATTATCCAAAGCTGTTTCAGATTCATGTTGATTAGCTAATTCTACCATACTCATACTTCCTCTGATTACTTTGATAGTAATTCCTCCTTTTTTCCTTACAGCTTCTAATTCATTAGGAAATCTCATATCAGTGATTATCCAGTTAGACTTTTTAACATAATGATTAGATAATCTATCTTCTAACTCTTTTGTAGAAATCTCTGTCCAATCATTATTTAAAACTTCATAACCTTTTTCTCCTGCAAGAGAAATCAATTCTTCTCTAGATAATTCTTTGTTTATATATTTACTAAATAAAGCATTTACCCAAATATTAGGATGAAGAATTTCTCTCCCACACTCAGTCCCTAAGAGTTGGAGTAATAATCTAGGAGTCAGTGTTTCTTTTACATACCTTTTAGTTTGAGGATACTTAAAACAAATGTTAGCAGCTTCTTCTTGTGTAGATACATAATAAGGATAGTCTCCTTTTGTAATTATCCTATACTTAATCCATTCTTCTCCTAAAGGAGTTTCTTTAAACTCTTGGCTTTCTAATTGTTCTCTAGTACACCCTAAAAGAATACAAACCATGTCTTTAAGACTATCTGCAAATTTTCTGATTTTAAAAGAAGAAGATAATACTTCTCTATTTAAAAAATCTGCAACAGCTTTATTTGTAAAATGAGGAGAGCTTACAATTATTTGTATAATCTTTCCAATTGTATCTTTTCCGGATCCAATTTTTCCACTAATTCCTATTAAAGCCATACCACCAATTTTGAAGTTTAACAATAAGATTTTGAAACCAATTTAATTTTACTCTAGTTTTTTGAATCCTTCTAGTCTTTTGAACAGGTTTTCCTGTAGGGACATACTCTGTACAATATTTATCATTTACCCATCTATTAAAAAGATGAGGATGATTAGTCCATGATAACAATAAGTAAATTTTTTTACCTCTCTTCTCTACTGCCTTTATTCTAGCAGGAGGAAAGTTTTTATAGATAGCATAGACAGGTTCTTTTTCTAGCATATCTTTTTGAACACTTGTTGGCATAATATGTATTTAAAAAATTAAAAAATCAGAGGAAGATTGCTCTCCCTCTGATAATTACATAAAAATTTCCTCTTGATTTATAGGAGGTATATCAAATTCCGGATTTTCTTGTCTAATATCATAGTCTGTGATAGTTGTATCATAAGTTTCTTTGATTAAATTGACAAAAAATTGTTTTCCGGCAAGTGATTTAGTAAGAACTGCTTTTGTAGTAACTTTAGAATTATCTGAAAAGTAAGATTCAATCTCTTTCTTAGTGTACATTTTACTGTATTTACCTTCAAGAAATTTATCATATACATCTTCCATGATTAAAGGAAAGGCAATAACTACCATGTGTCTTCTACTTTCATTCCCTAGTACAGAGTCTGCTACATAATCAGTTACATAATAATCTTGGTGCCTAACCCAGTCTAAAAAATTAAAAAACAAATCAGCTCTTACAGCCATATCAATTAGCATATAAATATTCTTTTGACCTTCTAAGTGCGAACCTACTAAGTTCATGTCAAAGAGGCCAAAAGCTAACTTTTGTACTGTATTTAATTTGGCTTTAAAAGTGTCTCCATAATAGAGTAAAGCAGGGACAAGATATTTTAGGGTTTTATTAACATAGAGTTCTCCTATCCTAATCTGCATCCCCTCAACATTTTGTTTAATCAATACCATCCCAAGTCAAAGTTAAAGGGTTAATACCTGCCTCTTGGATCTTTCTTTCTTCACTGAAACCATTTTCAGAATGAAAAAGATATAAATCTAAAAGTTGCTCATACCCTAAAACTTCATACTGAAGAGTAATATTTTCTGTTTCTTTTCCTTCAGGAGCAAAGATATTCATATCTATTAAAGATACTCTTTTTCTACCATTTTCTCCCATATTAAGTAAACTATTATCACATACAAACCTTAGAGGTTTTCCTTGATAAGAAGTTGACTCTACAATGAATTGAAAAGGCATAATGTTAGCTCCTTCAGTAATAGCTTCTGCAAAATGATGCATCAAGGCCAATGTGTACCATGCGGCTTGAATATCATATCTTCTAGTTCTAACACTACTTGGAAAATAATAAGTATTCCCATTCATAGTCTTTAAATCTATAGGAGTAATTTTCAAGAGCTTTCTAGTATCAGAATCAAATTCTAAAATTACTATGTCAAGTAAAGCTTTACAGCTTACTCCTCTGTAAGTAAAATAGATTGGAAACTGATAGAATACCTGTACATCATTTAAACCTTCTAGAAGCTCTCTATTGAAGTAAGAGGAGGTTCTATAATGAGTTCTTAAGGAAGCTACAATAGAATGTATTGTATTTGCCTGAGTTTGACTTAAAATAGTCTTACCAAAAGATTTGATAAGGTCATTAAAATAAGCTGCTCCGGGGCCTACAATATTATTCAATTTGGCTTCTGCTCCCCATCTAGGTTGCCACCCTGTTTTTTCACAAGCATCTAAAATGTATTGAGAATGGTTTGCTAATTCTCCTGCAAATTCTTCAAAAGTACCTGTGGTAGAAGGAGTTCCATCAGAAGGAACTACTTCTAGTGATTCTGCATAATCCTCTAATAAATCCTGTTGAACAAGCTTTATGATATCTATTACTGCTTCTGAAGGAAGTTTTTCAACTTCAGAAATATAATATTCTTCTTTAAACTTTTCTTCAGAATCAGTTAGAATAGTATCTACTGCAGAACCTATAATAAAATGTTCTTGTTTAAAATCATCTTCTTTGTTAAAGGAGCTAACATCTCCTAATAACTTTTTCAACTTAGACTGACCTAATGCATCAGACTGATAGTACTCTTGTACTTGTTCCTTTGTGGCTAATATTACTGACATGTTACATACTGTTTTAAGATTACTTCACTTTTAAAATGGTCAAGTGGCATGCCTATGATATATTTATAAGGAGAATCAAGGTCAAACTTAAATTCTTTAGCATAACTAATTTCTAAAGTAGTTTCAGGATAACTATTAAATTCTTCAAATTGTATCATAGACATATACACCATTTCCATACCCGGAGTTCTTTTACTTCCGGGCTTACCTTGTTTGTAGTGTATTAGCAAACAAGGTTTATTATGAACTTCATCTTCAAGGGGGAACATACTAGCAATAGAGGATGCCATCATAAACAACTCTTTGCCGGGATTCATATTCTTTTGAATACCGGCTTTAATTTGTAAATTAAAAGGAATGTACATCAAATCTATCTTAGCATTGTCATGCTTTTTGCTTACAAATCTAGAGGTCTCACAGAAATTAAAGCCTAATTCTCTAAAGAATTTAGCATAATGTCTTTCTGCATTACTCCCTTTTCTTTTGTTTGTGGCTCCAACTCCCATATAAGATTTTTAAAATTAATAATATAAAAACTTACATACCTTATTCATCTAACAGTTCTATAACTACTCCTCTTATTCTTCTTGAACTTCTCCAAATAACAACAGGAGAGTTTACTTCATGGGCATCTGCTGCCAATATGTGGTCTAAGTCAATTTCAAGAGTTTCTTCCTCTTCATCCCAAATATCATAATCATAGTCTATATGGGTAGACTCTTCTTCTTCATCTGAGTAAAATAAAGCTTCCTCTTCAATACTTAATTCTTCTGTAGGTGGTACAAAAGAAGGCACAGGAGGGGCAATAGGGTAGGGAATTTCTGTTACTATTTTTCTAACATTTAATTTTTCTTCAAAAGTGTCCTCTTCTTCTGAGCAAAATATATTAGGTAAAACAGTATTTAAGTAGTCATGTAGACCTGTTAGAGTTGTGGTTTTCTTGATTTCAAAAACTCTTGCGAAGGTATTTTTTTCTATTTGAGCAGAGGGCATTAATTTGACCTCTATACCTTTTATAAAGCAAGTGTTAACAAGTAATTCGGGTTGAAGCTTTCTGCTTAATGGGCTATGTTTTTTCTCTGTGAGTAGTTCACTAGCATACAAAAGAACTAATTTAGAGTAGTCTATAGTATGAAGACTTCTTAACTCTCTAATTAAATCTTGGTCTAAAAAATCTTTTTGTCTAAGAGTAATAATAGCTAAAGGCTCTCCTTTGTCAGTAAAGATAGCATTAAACATAATAAAATAAGTCTGAGAACCTATTTTTATAGTTCTTGGATTAGATTCCATACCACTAAACAAAGAGATTATATTTTTTATTGTATTACTCCTTGTTCTTAACTCCGAAGAATTAAAAAGAGGTTTAGTATAATAAAAAAGATCAGGATGTTTAGAAAAACGTCTTATATTAGAAACAACATAAGTAGGGACATATTTATTAAGTATAGCTGAAGTTACTGTATAAGGGTCTTCTTCAGGATAATAATGATTAAACTGATAAGAATAAAAAAGTTCCATTATAACTCAAGATTAGTTAAACACATAGGTACCATAAACTCATAGTAAAAAGGAACATCTCTTACAACTTCTCCCATATATTCATTAGTCAAATGATTAGTGAAGAAAGAAGCCATTAAAGAACCTATCATAGCAGCAGTATGAGAAGTTTGTTTCATAGTACAAGGAGCATCAGGAACATTACTATCTGCAAATAAGTGTTCTATTTGGTACTTGTTAGCAGTAGCAGGAGTAACACAAAATACTTGAAGTTGTTCCATTTCTAATCTACCATCTATAAAAATAGGAGTGATATGGCTAGGAGTATGAGGCCAAGACTTTTTCCATAAATGGAAAAGAGTGTGTCTAGCTTCCATATTATCAAAAGCTGAAAAAGCATAATAATGAGTAGTAGTATCAAAAGTAAGAGCTTCATTGATAGGAGCTATCTCTACATCACAAAACTCAGCAAGAATCTCAGCTACAGCACTTACTTTAGGAGTTCCTATACTTTTTTGAAAAAATAATTGTCCTCCTAAATTATGATCTTCAACTGTATCAAAATCATATAAGTACACTTTAATTCCTATTTTAGCAAGGAAATAAGTTAACCATGAACCTATTCCTCCTGCTCCTCCCACTAAAGCTAGCTCCCCTTCTTTAGGAAGCCATGGAGCATCTTTAAACCTCTGTCTTTGTTCTGTATTCATCTTTAATAAATTTATCTAAGGTTTCTCCTAATACTTCTTTAGTCTTTAAAATTTCCGGGTAACTTTGAGCCTCTTCTTCTAAAACATCTAAAATCCATTCTGTAAAAAGAATAAAATGGTCTTTATCTCCATCAGGATAGAAATCATTGTAAAGAGTCATGTAATTTGAAATAACTTTTTGAGCTATATCAAAAGGACTTAACCCTGCTAAAGCATTAAGCATGCTATAATAATTAGAAGCTTGGTCTCCTATTAAAGCAACATTCTTAAAGTTAAACAGATTAGTTACAAAAACATCAATTTCTAATTGTTGTTCTTGTGCTTCTAAATCTTCTATTTCTTCTTCTTCTAGAACTTGATGTAAAGGAATATCAGGATCTATTTTCCAACTGTCTTCATCAAAAACATTTTTAGGGTCAAAAGAAGCATTCCAAGATTCCATTTCTCTTTGCTCTTGAGTTTTTTTGAACTTATTGTATCCTAATTGTTTAGGATTTCCTTTAGTAGGAATTTGTAAATTAGTTCTAACAGGAAAAACATTGTGAACAGCTTTTACAGGCTTAGGTTCCATAATTTTAGCAACTCTTTCTGCAAAGATATCTTCCACTACAATTTCTGTTTTAGGAGAGATGATTTCACAATCATAAGTAAACAATTTTTGAGTCTTTACTTCAAAATTTTGTTTCTGAATTACATACTTTTTACCTGAAGAGTCCATAGCAAAATAAGATACATTAGGAATCTCTTTGTAAGCTTCTCCAATGAAAGCTACTTTAGCCATAAAATCCATGTAATTGTTTACAATTAAAGAAAGGTAAAAGTTATGAGAAGGAGCATTATCATTCAATTCTCCCATATCTACTCCTGAAAAGAATACTCTCATAACATTATGAGAATGAATGTGACCTAATTTCCAAGTACATCTTTCTTCAAAATCTTCTTCAATAAAATCAATAAATCTTTCATCTAAGTTATACTCAGTATAACCTGCAGTCCCCATATCTAAAGGGAGAATTGTTTTTAAGATTATCTTGAAAGTTTCCGGTTTGTCAATACTACCCTCTGTAGTATAAAATAAAGCTCCGGACCACTCTACTTTAGGTATATTTTTACAAAGATATTGTATTTGATGAAATACTGTTTGATTCATTTCTATTGGAATTATAGGCTTTAACTCTATAATTTTCAATTGTTTCTTTGTATATTTGATATTCGAGTTCTCTAATGACATTTTCTATGAATTTAGGGTGTAATACAAGGTCTTGACTTTTTAAATCAATAGTAGTATTAGGATTATTTTTTAAAACTTTAGGGTACACTTTTTTTCCTTTAAAAATAATGTAATCTGTAAAGGGATAGTGTTTTGGATCAGCTAGGGTTTTTTTAACATCTCCTCTTACATAACTATTACTATTAGGAACTCTGTAGACAACAATGTTTGAAGTAAAAGTAATATTGTTAGAAGTTGAAGTAGCTAATCTATACATAGAAAGAAAAAAAGTTTTTGCCTTATCATCATTGTAAATTTTATAATGATGATTTGAACAATAAAAATTCAAGTCAAGTTTTACTTTCTGATTTATTAGAAAAATAACAAAATCTTTTGCTTTTTCTTGAAAAAAACTATTTTGTAAATCATCAACAGGAGTATACTGACTTAAATGTACCCTAGACATTCTATTGTAAGGAACTCCTTCTAAAGATTCCCATTTAAGCATACTATCTACAAGAAAAAAGAAAGCTTCATATTTTTCTAAGGAAAAGTTACTTGTTAAGTCAAATTCACAATTTCTTATATCTGTATCCGAACCTAAACAAAAGATATTTGGAACATTACACTCTGATAAAAAGTTACGAGAAGGTAAGTGGCTATGTAAATGCTGAGCTTGAAGTTCAGCTTGAGTTACACAAAATCTAAGTCCTTTCATACTTTCTAGTAAAAGATTAGCACGAGACTGTTTTACTTTAAAAGTATACACTACCAATAAATCCTTAATAGTATGTTTTTTACCTAGACTATTTACAACTTCTAATTTTGGGTATAGAACAGTAATAACAGGAATAAAAACTGCCTCTTCTTTGATAAAATTTACATCTACATTTTCTTTATGTTGAAGTCTTAAAATATCTAGTACTTGTAGAAACTGCTCTAAAACTTGTTTATCAACTTTTTCTGCATAAAATACAAACCCTGTTGAAGAAGGCTTAAAAGGAAAATTTATCAAGCCTAAATCAAAAGCTTTTGTAAGGAAATTAGAAGTAGAATGGAGATTAGTAAGTTGAGCATTATGAATAAGTTTTTCTGCAGGATAGGGAAACTCATTAAGATTATTTGTTAGTTTCATTTTATAAGATTAAAAATTAAAACCCTTACCTAAGTTAAGATAAGGGTTTATAAAAAATATTATCTGTAACCTTGCATCATTTCTCTAGCTTCTCTCTCAACAATTTCTTGTTCAGTTTCTTCTTTTACTTCCGGAGCTTTGTTTTCCTCTTCAAAGTCTGTACAAGTCTCAAGGATAAAATCTTTTTGTTCTGAAGCAGGAAGAGTCTCAGCAATGCTTTTGATTAACTTGAATTTTTCTTCCTCTGACATATCAGAAACAACTTGAGTAGGCCCTACAGGAGAAGTAGCTTTAGGCTCTTTAGCTACAACAGCTTTAGGCTCTTTCTTTTCAGCTACTTTTTTCACTACCTCAACTACTTCAGCCACAGCAGGTTTAGAAGCTTTAAGAGTACCATTACTTGAAGTATTTCCTGAGTAAGAATTCCATAAGGTTCTTAACTCTTCTGTTCCTTTAGTAGTGTAGTTTTTTCCTTGATTAAAGTGAGCTTTTGCTTCATCCGGGTTAGAATTAACAGCTTCCTGAATGTTAGCTCTCAATTCTTTGTAACTTAACTCTGCTCCGGACTTAGTTTGTTTAGGTCTAAGGAATAATCTGAAGTTTCCTTCAGGTAACTTAGCTAAATCATTAACAAGGTCAGCTCTATTGATGTTTTCAGCAGCAAGTAAGCTATTCAAATCAAAACCTTGTCTTTGAACTAGGGGTTTTAATTCTCCCCAAGTTGAGACAGCAGTTGTAATTTTTTTCATTTCACCACCTCTAGTGGCATAGATTGTTATCTCTCTTTCAAGAGTAACAGGAGTTTGTACTTCACTCATTGTTTTTGTTATTAAGATTACCAATTGATTGTTTTTTGTCCTTTCTTTTTCAGAATGACATTTACATATTCTAAGTTGTTAACATAAATTCCTCTGAATATGTAATTATAATCTTCATTTAAAGGGATAAGTTGAATAGTTTCATCTGTATACCTTTGCACATTAAAAATAGATTTTCTAGGAAGATTAGCAATAAATCTTTGTGCTTCATGACTAGGAAATAGCCAAATGCAAGGATTACTCCTAGCAATAAAATATAATACTGTCTTTAAGAAAGATTCCCAATATGGGGCATGATCTATAGTAACTCCACTAGTTAGAGACAGAGGTAGCCAAAATAGGCCTTGTTCCTCTTTTTCCCTTATGTTGGGAAGCTTTGCAGATCCTACTAATACAACTTTAATTGAAGATACCGGCATAGAAAAAACCCTGAAAACTTTATCAGCTTCAGGGTAATATTTTTCTTTAGGCAAGATTTCATATTTAAAGAAGAGGAATTCATCAGTATTTAATTCTTTAAGGATAGGAGTCCAAGAATGATGAATTATGCTTTTATTCATAAAGTAAACTGCTTTATAAAATGTTGAAAGTACTGTGGCTCTTTAGCTCTACAGTCTGAAGGGTCTTTTACTCCAAACTCTAAGCCCCTCTCAGGTAGCCATAGATTCTTAGCTTTCCCCGGAAACATGCTATTTATCTTTTGTTTGATTTTTTCTGAGGCTATTATCCCGGCTTGATCATTATCAAACCATACAATGACATTAACAAAATGTCTAACCAAAGAATAAAGGATTAAGTCATTGGGAATCATTCCCTCATTTTGAAACCAAACAACATTTTTACCCATGTTTTTAAGTACTCTGTAATCCTTGTAACCTTTAGTAATAATAAGTTCTTGCCCATACATAGGTAAAAGATGTATACCACCTATATCATCTTTTGTACAATTAGTTAGGAACCTTTTACTGCCGGTTTTTTTAGGAAAATAAACCTTCTTTCTACTATCAGCAAACTCAGTATAAGTATAAGTGAAGGGATCACAATTTATTACATGACTTCCTGTTTTAGTATTGAGAAGGTATAATTTAGAGGTAGGGAAAACTTTGTCTTCTATAAGATTTGGTTTTGTTATTCCATAAGGAGTGTAAAATCCTTTATCTAAGAGGTTAAAAGCTCTTGCTTCTATAATTAGCTTCACTCTCTTCTTTTCTGTTCTTACAGTGTCTTCTTTGACCACTATAGAAGGTAATCTGTCTTTACCTTGTATTAAGGTTGCATAGATATACTCTAGAGTCAAATAGAAGTTAGGAATTTTGAAGTAGTCTTGGACTAAGTTAAAGCAATCACTATGAGTTCTAGTATGCCCAAAGTCTATAAAATAAAGAATACCATTTGTGTGATAACTAAACCAACATCCCGGACTCTTATCTATTCTTAAAGGGGAAACTACATAATCAAACTCTTTTGGAATGTAATTAAGAACAAGAGAAAAGATTTCCTCTTGTGATACCAACTGTAATATAGCTTCTTTACTAATAAAACCTCTTCTATGTATAACATCAGATGTATAGTTAAAAGTCATAGAAGAGGTATTTTAAATATTAAAGATTAGCTAATTAAGGAGTTGGAGCTGCAGCCCAAGGATTATTTGGATTTCCTGCTACTGCCGGAGCCATTGCAGTTGCTGCTGAAGTTCCTCCCATTTGGCCTAGAACTTGTTGCTTTCCTTTGTTTCCTGACATAAAGTTAACATCTCTGAAGAAAGGATGCTTTTGCCCATTTGAATTTTCATAAGACAAAGAACCATCTTCAGCAATTTTCTCTACCCAAATTCCGGGTTGAGCTTGAACAATGAAATAACCACCTTTCATGTTTTTAGGCAATGTAGGGAAAGTTTTATCATTCAAAGTTCCATCTTGTTTTTTACTGAAGTTCCATTGGTACTCAAGGAATAAATCCAAAGGTCTTTTCTCAAATCCAATAGGAAGTAAGCTAACTACTCTAGAAGCATATTCACCAAAACCTCCTGTAATAGGGGTAGCAAATACAGCTTTCAAACTGTCTTCAGAAACTCCTACAGCTTTCAAATAATGAGTTACTGTAGCATTTTGTTGGGTCATTAAAGCATTGTATCCATCTTTATAAGCTTGAGAAGTCTTATCAGTGATTTCAACATTGTTTTTATCCACTACTTTAGTAACTGGATTGATCCATTCATTGTACTTTCTTTCTCCAACTTGCACAATTATCTCAATAGCTTCTCTTGCAGGCTCTCCTACTTTAGCTACATTAGGGTTGTAAGCAAATTTAGTCAAAACAGCTACTCCAAAGTTTCCTCCAAATTTAGCTCCTGACTTTGTTTTTAAAGATTCATCTGAATCTGATACATATCCGTATCCTACTAATCCATCCATGTGTATAAAATTAAAAAATTTAAAATAAGTAATTTAGTTGTGTTGTCCTATTCTAAGAAAGAATTATGGCCAAACAGTGTCAGTAGCTTCTGAAGTTACAGCAGAAGCTTCTTCTCTTTCTTCTTGAGTAGGAGCAGCCTCAGCTAAAGCTTCTACAGTAGTAGAAGTTTCTACTACTTCTGCCACTTCTTCCACAACATCATCAATTAATTCAAATGCCGGCACATGGAATTTTCTGATTTTAAGTCCTGCAGCTTGCAAAACTTTAGTCATTTGAGCAGCATTTAACCCATAATGAGCCATTAAATCCTCTTTTTTCAATCCATCCTCTACTTGTTTAGCAAGGACACTTTTACTAATTTGCACTTTTTTTGGTGCTTCTTTTGTTGCAACTGCAACTTCACTGGTTGTCTCAGACATATTTAAAAAATTTAATTGTTTTTATAACCTTTTTGTTGTTCTTTCCATTCTTCCTGAAGCCTTTGTTTTTCTAATTCTTCAGGAGAAGGTTCTTTTTTCTTCTTTTTCATTGCAGGATAAACTGCAACATATCCTAATAAAATTAAGACACTAAAACCAATAAGTAGAGCAAAGAAATTACCCATAATACTCATTGATTTTATCTACAACTACTCCTAAATCATTAGGAATAAAGAGACTTGGAAACATTCCAATAGGAGATTTAGCAGAAGAAAACTGTTCATTTTCATTAGTCAAATACTCTTTTACTGCTTTTTTAGCAGTAGCATCATATCTACTAATTCCAATTAAAGTAATATCTACCTTACCCTCTACAGTCAAGTACTCATCTACCATTTTACCTGTAGCTTTATACTTCATGTAAGTTCTTCCATCAGCTCCCGGAATACTTTCTCCATGAGCTAAAATAAATATGTTCTTACCTGCAGAATCAAGTTTCTCAATAGCATCAAAGATTTTACCCATGAAGAAACCAATTTGTTTAGGAGCATCCCAACCTTTAGCAAGAGCATTGGCCATAAACCAATTCTGCATTACATAGTTAGAATCATCCCAAACAATGTTCTTAAAAGGACTTCCTACAAGTTGAAGTAAAATAGTTTCAATATCTTTTGCATTATCTGTCACAATTCTTCTTCCTGAAGCTAAGTCAGTTATAGAAGTAATAGGATAAGCAGTACCACTTCCTTTAAAAGGTAAAGGTTTGGAGGTTACAGATATTAAATAGGTTTCTTCAGGAACTAATCCTTTTATACCTAATTCCGGAATTTGACCTATACTTGTGGACTTACCAAAGCCACTTGGGGCTAATACTAATATTTTTGGCATTTGTATTTTAAATTATTAAAGGTTCAAATTTCTTAATGTCTCCATACATGTTGACCCTAAAGTGCTGAGGACAAGCACAATGCCTTGATTCAACTAAATGAATAGTTCTCATATTTGGGTAGATCAAAGATTGATTTTGAGGTCTTCTTATCACTGTCCCAAAGTGTTTAGTCAAGGCAAATTTATCATCATTTGGATTAAACATAGTGAAGATATAATTGCTGTCTTCACTAAGATTCCCTGTCTCTTTGATATCATCAGACTGAGGGAATATTCTATCATCATCAAGCTTTCTTCTTGCTACATCTCCAATTGCTCTATTAAGGTGGATAATATGAACAAAAGTAAAACCACAAGTATTTCTAAACTCTACAGCATATTCAGAGAACTTATCTACAATATCCTTTGTTTTAAAACCTCTTTCAGGAAGTAGCTTTCTTAAATGGTCAGTGATTATAATAGTGTACTTTTTAGGATTGTTTGGTTTATACCCTATCATTCTAGTATAGGTTTGGCCATCTTTTATAGTACTTTTATAAAGGAACTCTCCATGTTCTTTAGCATACTCTACTAGATAGTTTCTTACTCCGGTAGGATTGTCTTTGTTTTCAAGAAATTTAATAAGTCCTTTGGATAGTTTATTGCCTTTTTCATCATACTCTCCAAACAAAGGAATAATCCTGTTTTTATAAGTTTCAACAATAAGGTTAACCATATTCTCAGGAACTTTAATTATTTCTTTTGGCTCTCCTTCTTTACTGTCATAATGAATTTCTCCTCTCAAAAAAGAGGAAGACAAAGTTACAACATTTTTATCTTTATACAATTTTCCGGGAGGTAAAAGTATCTCATAAATACCATAATCTTTGTTAAGAAAATGAGCCATGAAATCAAACTCTTTAGTGACTCTATCTATCTCATAGGAGTTATAGATAAATTCCACATCAAGAAGTTCATTTTGCAGAGCCTCAAATTCTTTATTAAGAGTTAACCTCAAGGAAGCATCTGTAGTTACAGCTAATTTAGTTGTTATCTCTGTCAAAGAAGCATTGATCTGTTTATTGTGATTTAACACATAAAAAGCAGGTTCAATACAAAAACCAACATCTACTAATGTGGATTTTCCTCCTTTTGGAGCTGCAGCCACAGTATAGATTCTTGCTCTTTGAATATCATTAATAACTTGAGATATAGCTTTAAGGCCTTCCCCCATAGGAAGACCTTTATTTAAACCTTTTTGTCCTGCTAGAAATGCTTCTTTAAAATTCATAGTTTACTGCATTACTGATGTTATATCTGTCTCTTCCCCTAAAGAGGTATTAGACATGATTTCTTTATACCGGTTAACCCATAATTCTAGGTTAGAAACTCTGTCTCTACCTACTCCTTTTGAAATAAAATAATGAGAACTAGTCAAATACTCAGCACTATTTAAAGAGCTGAAATATAATTTAGTACCTCCTATTACTTCTTCTTTCCTTACATCAGGGTTATCTGCAAAGAAAGCTTTCATTCTCTTAATGACATCCTTATCAGGGGCTGTCCTTTTGCTATTCAAGTCCTTAAAACTCTTATTCCAAGCAATTACCCAATGCCATTTTTCATCTGCATTTTCATCAGCAAATAAAGGAACATTCCATAGAAGTTCTTTTTTACTTGAAATACCTAAGATATTAGTAACATTGATTCTTTGAATTAGATTAGGAGGAGTATAACTTGGCCGGCAATCAAAATGAATGGAAAGCAAGTAAGCTACTCCATCATTGACAGGTATTCCAAACTCTGTGAGTACCTGATTAATTTGTGGATTTATTCTCATCTTCAAGTTTTTTAATTTGTTCATTAATCCATTCTATTCTAAAAGCTATATCTCCTCTAGGCCAACAATAAATATCTGAAGGATGATTTTTAGGAGGAAGATGGCCATTTAAAAATCTAATTAAATTTATAGATTCCTCTAATGTAATAATATCATGATGCCATAGGACACTTCTCCACCAACAAAGACCTGTTTCAAATAATCCCTTATGTTGAAGCATTAGTTCAAGTAATTCTTTTATTGTTCTCATACTTAAAAGATTATATCATCAATATATTCAACAGCAGCATTAATTTTTTCTTCTTCATCTAAATCATCATAGGTCAAAAGATTTCTAAGATGCCTAATATGCTCATGCATAGGTTTAATTTTAATGGCTAGAATTGGTTCAAGAAATTTTTCAATTTCTTTAACTTGAGCAATAGTAAAAGTTTTATCTGAAGTTTGATAAATCATGTGTCTACTCTTACTATACATAGCTCCTGGATTAGTGAGAGGTTTGATAGCTGAACCTAAACCGAGAATTATTTTCCCGGTTTTGGTATATTCATAATAAGCTACAATATTATTCATTACAAGATATCTTTTAGTTTACTCAAAGTGTTGAATAGCTTGTCTTCATTAGAAAGAAATCCATACAACTCTTCTTTTGCTTTTTGTAAAGTAAGAATTGTAGTTTGATTAGCTACAATTTTAATTTGAATCTCTAAATCATGTATCCAATCTTCTGCAGGAAGATTACACCAAATACAAGGAGTATACTCTAACTCTAACTTTTCTAAAGTAGCCTTATATGAAGTATTAAGTGCAGATAACATAGCATGAGCTTTTAATAGGTAATTTAGATTGGCTGCATTATGAATATTAACTGTATTAGAGTCTAATTCATTATACTTAAAACTTCCGGGATTCCCTATTTTATAAGGTCTTGCTTCTCCCGGAGAGGATACTCCTAATTTTTTAAGCTTTCTGTCAATAGTTGCAATAGCATTTTTAAGCTTTTTATTCAACTCTACATTAGTAGGAGGAGCTTCCATAAGAAGGCTAGTCCTAGTTGTTACTTTTTTTGTCATTATTCCTAAATTAAATTTTATAGTTTCTACTACCTGCTTGAATAACTTCTACTCCATTTTCTCTAAAAACACTAAGATTTTCTTGATGGTTAGGCATATCTGCAAAAGAACCTTCAATCTGAGCTTTAAAGTTAGTAAATCTAATATGCTCTACTTTGCTTTGATCAAAGTTTTCAATAGCATTGTCAAGCCATACAGTGTCTTGAGTTCCTTCAGATACAATAATGTATAAATGAGCTTCATGTCCTGCTCTGTATCTGATAAGCCTACCAATTCTCTGAACTAAATCTTTCTCTTTAGAGTTAAGTTGTCCAATAATACCTGAATCTACTCCGGGAAAATTATGCCCTTCATTGACAGCTTTTACACAAGATAATCTATTGATACTTTCATTCTTAAAAGCTTTGTAAGCAACATCACTAGACTTAGAATGATACCAAGTAGGACAAACTTCTTCAGCTTGTTCTATATTACCACAAAAGATAAGAGTTCTATCATTAGGAGGAATTACTTTATCAAGTAAGAATTTGATAGCTACAGTCTTAGAGGGAAGCTTATAAATAAACTGCATTCTTCCAAGTATAGCAAATTTCATTTTAGCCTTACCTTGAGGAGTAGTATTTCCAAAACATTGTTGTACTCTTCTATTCCAATAAGAATAAGTTGCAGCTTCAGTAGTCATAAAAGGCTTAGTTTTAGTTCCTCCGGGGATATTCTTAGTTACATTATCCAAAGGAACATATAATACAGTTATCTTATAAGGAGCCACAAAACCTAATCTTACTGCTTGATCCAATGTAAGTTGATAAACAAGTTTTATCTCCAACTGATTCAAAATATCTGTTTTCTCTTTCCCATCAGGAGGAGTAGCAGTCAATAAAACAGTTCTTTTAATTTCATTGTTAATAAAGAACTCAGAAGCAAGGTCTGTAATATTATGCCCTTCATCAAGAATAAGAAGGTCAAATTCTCCTCCATGAATTTTAGAAGCAGAAGCATAACAAAGGCTTTTAGTTCTTTTCCACAAAGATTCTGCTCCCCATTTAGAAAACTCTTCTTTCCAATTTTCATCTCTTAACTTTTCAGTAGGGACTATCAAAGAAAAACATTCATTTTCTAACATATCAGCATAATGTTTAGCCAATTCAACAGCTACTCTAGACTTTCCGGAACCTGTAGCCATAGCTATCATTCCTCCATTATTGTCTATAACAGCTTGTATGGCTTCATGCTGTACCTTTTCCCGAACTTTATTTACAAATTCCTCTATTGCTAAAGGTTCAGTAATTTTCTCTCTTAGAGCCTCTATTTTGTCAATATAGGTTAAGATTGAATTTGGATTTTGTTGAAAGAGAGTTTCCAACTCTCTAAAATACTTTCTCATGATAAATACGTGTTAGGTTTATAGTAGACAGATAAGACAATTACCTCAACTTCTATAGTAATGTTATGTTTTTTAAACTCTTTAAGAGTATTTTTAAAGATAATGTTCTCTTTGTCTGTGATATAGACTAAAGGAATATGGAATTGACTGTACATTTCTTCTTCTATTGCAGTTTGAGGGACTCCTTTTTCAAAAGCAAGAGGAATGCCTAAACTAAATTGGAAAAAATCTCTGTAGTCATAAGGTTTAGTGAGCTTCGGCATAATCTATTGTGCTTATAAAATCTAAAGTTCTACATTCAGTAGATCCATTAAATTCAATTAAAGGTTTATATTTTAAATTTTTAGAATTCTTAAGCATAATATTTTCAAGATCAAAGATATAACTAGGATTATCAGAAGAGATTACTTTTAAAACTTCATATTGATAAGGCATTCTATTAATTGTAGTGTATCTTCTTTTTAAACTTTTAGAAGTAATACCAATTTTAATAAACTCTTCAGTTTCACTCCAACATCTAATAATATAAAGAATAGCAATTTTATCTTGGCATCTTTTTATCCAATTGGTTTTATTCCAACCAAGATTATTATTTAAAGATAATTTTCTTTTTCCTGTAATACTACTGCATTTCTTACAATTAGCTTTTTTAGATAGATGAGAGTTAGGAGAGATTAAAAACTCTCCGTGTATTCTACAATTGATTTTAACTTTATCATGAGCAGAATTCCCATAATTTGTAACAGAATAATCATATCTATTTTTATGAATTTTTTTAGCTTTTTCAATAAAATTTTCTGTAGTATCTTTTTGTCTTTGTTGTTGTCTTTCAAAGGCACATTTAGAACATCCTTGTTTTCTAGTAATATGCATATGAGGACTAACCTGAAAATCTCCATGTTTATCACAAATTACAATCACTTTAGTATGCATAGCTTTATAAGCTACTTTCTCATAATGATACAAATTTTCATGTATTTCTAGAAATAAAAGTATAATTGTTTCTGTAGTATATCTTTTTCTTTTCATCATTAGTGTTCTTTAGAATAATTTGTAAAATTACAAAAACTATTCTAATACTCACTAATGACAATCAGCATAATTACTACCAAAATCAATACTTATACCTAAAGGAATATTTAGTTTAAGTGTTTGGTTAGTTAATTGAATAGCTAAATTAAGCTTATTTTTAATAGCCTCTATATCAGATTTAAGAAAACTAAAGCCAATTTCATCATGGTATTGAAGATTAATTTTAATACCTTGTTTTCTTACATTAGAAATATGCATATCAAAGCAGTAAACTCCTGTTCCTTGATTAAGAGTTGAAAATTTATCTTTAGCTTGTCTAAGAGAATACCAAAACTTACTTACAGGGTTATACAACCACATTTGCCCTCTGACTACCTTTGATACAGTATCATTGGCAATTTGCTTTACAGCTTTATTTCTTTCCCAATAAATTGTATGCAGTAGAGTAGATTCTTGTAGAGACATACCTGTAGTTAAGGCTATCTTAGGTGGCCCAGCACCATAGATTCCACTAAAATTCACAACTTTAGCTTTACTCCTAATCTTCTTAAGTCTAGCATGTTCTGCCTTTTCTTCAGCAGACAAGGATTCAGATTTATCCAATTTCTTAAACAAATCCGCTTCTTCTTTAGACATCATGTTGGCTAAAATACCAATATCAATGTGAGGATCAAATCCCGGAACTCTCATAGCTTGTACATACTCAGGGTCATAAAACATCATATAATGTTGTTTAGTTGTATCCTCTAAAGAAGACATATCAGAACCACAAAATAAATGATTTTCATCAGGGGCTATAATGGCACCTCTAATTTCTTTTCCATAAGGTTTATCTACTCCGGGAAGATTAGCAATAGGCTTTTTATGTCTAAATCTAAGGGTATTAGTAAATCCTGCTATTTCAGCTTTCATTCTACCTTTTTCATCAGAACACTCTAAGAAGCCTGTAAATACTCCTATTCTATGTTGAAGCATAAATAGTCCCTTTAATTCATTAAGAACAGGGTATGTATCAGCAAGAACAGTAATATTTCTACATAGCTTTTTATCTTTATCTTGAAGTTGAGGTATAGCTTTCACTTCTCCTGCTACATTCTTTTTGTAATCAAAAATAGTAGGTTGCCATCCTAAAGTAAATAGCCAAGCTTTTATTTGAGGAATTGAAGTAGGATTAGGCTCTTCTTTACTTTTGATAATACTAACTTCTCCTTCAAAATCTGCCTCTAGATCATTATCAGCCAACAGATTCAACCAACTTTCTCCGGCTTTAGTTAAGTCTCCTTTGACAGTAAACATTTTAGCCGGCTTTCTTTTAACAGTGTATTTGAGTATTGCCGGCATAGCTCCTTTAAGGATACTTTTTCTAAGCTCAACCTGTTCTTCTAAAGAAGTTAGGACAGTTTGACAATGCTCTCTATTGATAGTTAAAGGATTAGCTTCTTGTTCATAAGCACAATCTAGCTTCCAAGTAAGATAGGCCATGACAGTATAATAATTTTCATAGCCATAAATATCCCTAAGATAAGCTACAAAATCTCCAAAAATAATGCTATTGATGATAACATCTTCTTCACATCTATGAAGATATTCTTGTAAGGTAAGATTTTGCCAATCTTTAATCTCAGGTTTAGCTACTCCTACAGTTACTCCCCATGATTCTAAACCATGTTCTGCTCTTTCAGGGTATAAGTACCAAGAGAGGGCTAAAGTATCTATTACAGGGCCTGTATGAATGTATCCTGTTAAAGCATAAATAGCAGGTAAATCAAATCTTTTGATATTATGCCCTACTAAATAATCTGTCTGTCCTCTTAAAAATACTACTAAATCTTCTAGTGTAGTAATATGAATTTTGTGCATGAGCATATTATCTTGATAGATATGAGCTACAAGACAATGTAATTTGGTCAAGGTGTCTAATAACCCATCTGTTTCTATATCAAAAATAGTATATCTCATCTTTTAAAAATTAAATAGGTTAGCATCTTCCATCTCCTCTAAAGCTTTTTCTACCATAGGAGCAATCATGTTTTTACTTAAGATAGCTCTAGCCCTTTCTCTTCTTTCATCTACTGTTAAGATGTATTGATTTCTTAAGGCTAATTCTACTCTTTCTTGCATTACAAGGAGTTTATTTGTACTATGAAGACTATCATTACCTTCTACACTTCCTTGATATTTAAAGACTTTTCCAATAAAATCTTCATACTTTACTTTACTATTTTTAAGGAAAGCCTTAATAGAACCAAAAACATATCCATGTTGTTCTAAAAATTCTATCCTCTCAATAACCAAAGTAAGAAGAACAATAAATTGTAAATTGTAATCATCTTTTTTAGTTTTATCTTCCGGAGACATAATCTATATCATTTATGAATAGGTTATTATAAGTTCTTCCATTCTTACTAGAGCCTATAAAAACAAAGCCTACTGAAACTTCATCTCCGGGCTGTATTCCTAGTTTCTCTATTTTAGCTATCATTGCATCTCTAATTTCAAAGTAAGCTGTTTGTTCATCTTCTGTAGTAATAGTTACAATACTAGCTTTTTTAGTAGGTTTCCCGGGTACACAAAGTAACTCAGGTTTTTTCATTCCTTCAAACATACCTACAAATGTGGTCAGTCTTTTTCTTGACATGGTTTAAACGTTATATAAAATTAATAATTCACTTGATCTTGTCACACCTGTATACAACAACCTTTCTTTTTCTTTAGGATTTTGATTCATAGCAATATTCCTAACATTTAAAACAGTAGTTTTATAAGTAGAACCTTGACTTTTATGAACTGTAAGTGCATGATTGTATTTAAAATCAGCAAATAAATCATAGAAAGCATTTCTACATACAAAACTAAGTTTTCCTTCTTTAGCATTCTTATTCAAAAGATAAGTCATTTGTTTAAAAGCATACATAGAAGATTCTGCTACAACTACAATTTCATCAGCATTGATAAGGTATACTTCTAACTCTAAATCTTGAGATACATACTTGTGAAAAGCATCTTCAACTAATACAGGAAATATTTTCTTAGTTTTTACTAAAGTTTCCACATAGACTTCTTCATTAGTATTATATTCTCCTGATCTATAAGGAGAATTCATAACCAAAGTTTCATCTAGCTCTATTTTAGCAGGATTATCTCCATAAAGTCTGTGTCTCACTAAAGAATTGACTTTATCTACCTCTTCATTAGTCCAAGCAAGATACTTGAAATCATCTGTACCATTAACCTTAGCTAATTCTTCAATGATTTTAGCCATATTATCAGAGTACAGGTATCCGGTTAGATTTTCGGATTCTGTACCAAATAATTGATTTTCTTTAGACCAAATACTAGGAAGATTTCTACTAAGAGTAATTATAGGATTTCCTTCTCCTTGTCTGATAATTTCTGTAAGCTCTACTTCAGGAAAACCTTGTAAAAATACAGGACTATCATCTTCTCCAACAGGATTAATTTGTTTTTCATCCCCTACAAATATGACTGTTACTCTTTGAATTTTTGAATGATAAAGGATATTTTCTAACATGACAGTATCAATCATAGAAGCTTCATCTATAATCCAATATTTCATATACTTTAAAGGAGGATTTTTTTCATTAGGCATAGAAATAAATTCTTTACTTCCATCTCTCCTATTGGTAATAGCTTTATAATGTAAAGCTGAGTGAAGAGTATTGAATTTAATGTCTGAAGCTTTAACTTTAGTTCTAATAACAGATAAAGCTTTATGAGTAGGAGCAGAACATAAAATTGAAAAAGGCTTTACTATATTGCAAAGTTCTCTAATAATAGTGTCTACAAGCCAAGTTTTACCAACTCCGGCACTTCCTTTTAAGAGAATAAGATTCTCTCCTTGATTAATGAGTTCAAATATCTCATTAAATTTTTCTTCTTGATGTAATGTTAAATCTGTCATATTGTTATTAAAGTTAAAAAAAAGAGAAGAGTGAGGCATAATACCTTACTCTTCTCTATAATGTTAAAGGACTTCTTGAGCCACTGTATGGCTAGTTTGCACTAAACCTAATTCAGCAGCAATAGTCGGTGTTGCAAAGAAATCAGAAGCATCTTCTGTTCTCATGTCTTGGTCAGCAGTAGCTACATTTTTGTAGAAAGTAGCTTTGTACTGAGGTTTACCATTGGCATCTGTAATCAGTTTACCGGCCATTTCATGTCCTACAGGATATCTTACAACTTGACTATCTGCAATGATAGCTTGAGTAGTAAGACCTTGCTCAATAGCATAAACTTGATCATTTGACAAAATTGGTTTGTTACCAAGAATTCTGTAAATACAAGCATCTTTCAAGCTACTAATTTTAGCTTGAACACTTTCTGCTGTACTACCTGCTGGAACCGGAATCCATGCTACTCTAGTTTCTTGAGAAACATACTCTTGTTCTTTAAAATCAAATTCACTAGTCCCAAAAGGATTGTCCTTAAGATTGTTGCTTACAGATTTTGATGGATAAAAACTCTTAGTTTCTATAATCTGTTTTACTTCAGCAGTTAAAGTACCTTCTTTTTGGTAATTAGCAGTGTACACTCTTGAAACTGCTAATGGGCTCTTTTGAACTTCTTTTCTTACTCTTGGAGCTGTTGGTGTTGAAACTTGTGTTTCCATAATGTGTAATAAATAAATGATTGAATGCCTTAAGTAATTGATAGGAAGGTAATAACCTATTATCACTTAAAGCTTTGATTTGAATTTTTGATTTACCTTTTTGTTTAAAAAAACTATAGAGGTTTTGATAAGACTGCTACGAGTTAACTTACTTACTATAGCCCAAAATAAGGGAGCTTTACAGGGCTTTGCTGTCGGGCTCTAAAGTATTAAAATACTTTTTTGGCACTGCAGAGGTTACCTCCTAAGTATTGCTTATTTTTGTAGTGGAGTAGCGGAGAGTTGAACTCCGGTCCAAACTACTTCCTTCTTAAGAATTTATACAGCTTTTTGTTTCCAAAGTAATTTTAGCTCTGATGGAAACACTGAAGAGCACTCTTGTATCTTTTAATTCTGCTAGAATAGTGCAAGAATGTGTCTAGTAAACTAGTCACTGAGGGTCAACTGTGTTACGAGTTAACTTCCACCACCATAGTTTTTTACCCTAAGCTATGGAAAAAGGGAGTATTAATCATGCTTATCTAGGACTAAGCTGCCTCAGCTAACTCTACTTCTTGTGAAGCAGAAACTAAATCATCTTCTCCATTAAGGATATTATGAACTACAGTCATATTAGCTTGTACTTGGGAATTCTCTAAAATGTTGTCATTTATTAAGTTCACCTTAGTTTTTAAGGGTTATCTCTCCCTGCTGATTCTTAAAAATTCACATAACCTGTCAAAACCTGTCTACCCCAAAAATGCTTGTCTTTCCAAGCTGTCAAGCTACTTAGCTAATGATTTCACCCTGTTATGGAAATTTGTTTTCCCGCCATAAACCTTCAGGGCTTGGTGTGTGTCCTATCTGATTACTCCACACATTCACACTAGTCAGATGAATAATAAGATAAAGTTTTAATCTTGTTTATACACTACTTAGGGTATCAGTTTAGAAGGCTGAGCCAATTCAGTGATCAGGAATAGTGATTGCAAGATTTCCTGAAGCTTTTTCTTGCTGATTAAAACTTTAAAAGGTAACCTTTAGAAATGTGGTAGCATAGCTCTCTTGTCAAATAAGGATTAAGCCTTATAAGATGTAACAGCAATCTGCATCCACTCCTTCCATATCTAATAAGGTCTAAAGGTTAAAAGGTAAAACAATTCATATCCGGCTTTTATTACCTAGTGTATCACATGGCTTTCACATAGTCGGTTTTATTAGCTATTGGCTTCAATGAATTGTTTAAATTATTATGATATGGATTAATATAAGTACCAAAGGGATGCTGTTAATTACAGTCTGACTCCCTTGGGATACTTACGTTTAATTTAATCCAACTTAAATTCCTAGTCTATTCTTCAAGATTTTATAATTTAATTTTAAATCTAAAAGTTCTTGTTCTTTTTGTTCAATATCATTTTTTCTCATTTCAGTGAGTTTAATTTCCACTTGGAGTAAGATATTGTTTTGTTCCTCTACTGTAAAACTTCTTCTTAGAAGATGTGCTACATGATCAACATACTCCTCCTGAACTTGAGGTTCAGGAGAAAGATATGCTAATACCTTTTGTTTAATTGTCATAGCGATTCTTTTTAATGCCTATAGGGTTAATTGATAAACATTGATTAGGAAATCCTAACTTATATCTCACTTGCATAATCAGCCTTTTAGCACATATATTTTTTAGAGAATTGCTTGATGCTTCAAGAGTTCCGATTTTTATTCTTTTTCTTTGAGCCATAATCTTTAAATTGGATTTGTTAAACTTACAATAAAAACTGTAGTAAATGGAATTACTACTTCAAATTAGTGAGGGTGTTGCGATGAGGTTCTATAATAAAAAGAAGTAACTGATGTCCCTATAACAAAGGGGTTGTAGATTTTAACTAAAACTTTAACAGTGAAATATGTTAAAAAGTATTGACTATCTCAAAAAAAACAACTAACTTTGACGCAAAGAGTTTGCTCTTAATCTATTGCATAGATAAAAAACAAAAGCCTCAGACAGTGTGTCTGCCGTAACTAAGTGTAGAGTTTTCTTTTTTTGGTACTTTTTTTCTTTGTAGGTACTTGAGTGATTGATTATAAACAACAGATAGGGAAGTCCACTCACAGGGCTTCCCTTTCTTATTGTTCCTTCCGAGTTAATTAAGCCACTCTTGGAGCTAATTTTTAAAATGAATAAATGTTTATGATTCTGTTGGTTGTATTGGTTGGTAGTGTCTGTTAAAATCTCTTATTACAGAGTCTCTTTCAGATCTACTGAGTTTGGACTTCTTTTCTAGAATAAGTTTATACTCATCTATTAGGCTTGAATAATTAGGAGTAATTACACTCTGTTGTTTTTTAGTAACAACAGAGCTTAGTCCTCCAAACATCATGGCCATAGCCATTAATCTTCCTATAGGTTTACTCACAGTAGGCCCGGTATTTCTTGGTCTTTCCTGATAGGTAACACCATTAAGTTCAAAAGTATTTTTCATAATCTTGTTTTTTAAGTTGGATAAAAAAATCTGCTTTTTACAGAAGCTGATAAGTATAACTGTCATAATTCCTACTGGAATATAAACTATGAATGAAACATTGATTGTTAGCACCCTCTTTTTTAGCACACCTAGGTATTAGAAGACCTTAGACAATAAAAAAGTAGGGTCGGATAGTCGATTAGAGTTAGCTACCAATTCTGACTACTTTGCTGAGAACTCATTTGTGTTTTGTAAAGTATTCATTTACATTTTAGTTCGGTCTTAAAATATCTCTATTCTAAATAACTAGCTTACTTTCCTTTCTCAAGGGAACAACACATTCAGACTCACATCTGACATTCTTATTTATACTTGAGTCAATGTTTTTCAAGTCTTACTCAAAAGAGTAAAGTTTTTATTTGTTTCTTTGAGAAACATTTATTATATTTGTTACATGAACAAAGATGTACTAATAGGATACATTAATCAAGGATTAAGTACCTGGAAAATTGCTGAAGAGTTAAATACTACTCAACCTAACATTAGATATTGGTTAAAGAAATATAATCTTCAAACTTTAAGAAAAACTAATGATGACAATAATTTAAAATTATGTCCTAAATGTAAAACATCTAGACCTAAAGATGATTTTTATAAATCAATTAAATCTAGTTCTTACTGCAAGTCTTGTATTATTATTTCTAATAAAGAGAGACAAAGAAATACTAAACAACTAGCTGTAGAATATAAAGGCGGTAAATGTTCTAAATGTGGATACAATAAATGTATAGCAGTATTAGAGTTTCATCATGTTGATCCAAACACTAAAGATAAAGATTACTTTAACTCAAGAGGTGGACTAACAGATAATCTTAAAACTGAGTTAGACAAGTGTGTCCTTCTGTGTGCAAATTGCCATAGAGAAGAACATCACTCATCAACTACTGACATTTAACTAGAATTACTCCGTTTAATACTTGGGTGAACCTACGTCACCAATTAAGAACAGTGTACCTATGACCAAAGAAACTTAGTAGGTATTTAGTCGCAACTTCATTATCTTTATTGCCACTTTGTAATGTTCAAATATAAATACCCTGTTAATTCAGGATTAGTATCTTTATGTGAATTATGCTGACTACTTACCTCGTTTCACTATTGTTAAGTCTAGCAGATTAATATCCTTTACGAGATTCTCTTTTTTATAATTCACAAAGGTTCAATGTTTAGCCTTTTTGTTTTTACTTGTCTAAATTAGCAGATTGCTCTTCTAAGAAAGCCAAAGTTTTTTTGTGATTGACCAAATTTTCTTCAGCTTCAATCAAATTGTTTTGAGCAGCTACAAGGTTAGAAACATAAGCATTTCTGTCTTCAATTTGCTTCCCATTGTTTAATCTTGAAAGTTTTAGATTTTCTTTGGCACTTTCTACACGGTCTTCTAAGGAAATAGTATCTCCTGTCATTGAAGCAATACTTGTTTTCAAAGCTGAATCAGCTTGTCTTAAAATCTTTTGCCCTGTGGCTTCTGCATCATCCCCTTTAAGGATTGCAACTACTTCTTTTACGAAACTACATGCTTTTTTTGCTGTGTCCATTTTTAAAGGTATTTAGAGTTATTGATAATTTTTAATTTAACCGGAGAAACTTCTACGGGAGTAAAAGTAAGGCTTTTATGATTAGATTTACCTAGTCTAGGAATAGCAGGAACAGGAACACTAGTATTTTTTTTAAGAGATATTTCTCCGGACTCTGTTTTAAATGCTTCTTGTACAGTAACAGGATGCTCTGAAGTTTTAAGAGGAACCCATCCTTCATGCATTAATTGCCAGTGAGAACTTGTAATATTATCTATAGTGTAAGTCCAATTTTTCTCAAGTTCATAAGTATTTTTACTTCTTAATCTTAAGATTTTAACACAAGCTCCTTTTTTTAAAAGAGTTGATTGAGGATTATCTTTTAAAGCTATTAAGTATCTTCCCTCAAGGTTATTTCCATACTTATCAAGTTCAGTTAGTTTTTTTAAGGCTTCTTCTGATAGGATTTCCCAATCATCAGAATTAAAAGTATTTGGAAAATAATATCCTCCTTTAGTTAATTTACAAGAATTTGCATCTTGAGATAAAATTCTAACAATCTCTCCTTTTCTCACTGCTGATCCTTGAGGATTAGTTACTAAAGCTTTGAGATAAACTCCTACTAAATCAGGAAAAGAAGGATTAAATCCTACAGGCATTAGTTCATATTTATCTTTCTTCCTAGGAGATAAAGCTGCAGAACAAAGATAGTGGGGATCACTAGGAAATTCAACTACTCCTCTATCTAGAATAAGACCATATTCTCCTGCTTTAACTGCTCCTCCATGAGGATAATCTACCAAAGCTTTAAGGTATCTCCCTTTGTATTTAGAAAGATCAGAAAAAGTGTTTGTAGAACATTCAGGATATGCTGAGGTTAAGTCAGGATGATAGCTAGGCAAATACAAATATAGTTCAGAAATAGACACTTCTCTAAAAGTATCCCATCTTTGACAATCTGTTCCTGTAGTTCCTATATATTCTCTTTTTTCCCATTTTTCTTTTATCATTTCATTAAAAGAGAATAGACCACCTGCAGAATCAATACCTTTACCTTGAAAACCTGCAAATTTTGCAGCTTTAATAGAATGCCATAAACTACTTACATACCACTTACCTATTATAAAATCTTCTTTTTTCATAATTAATTGTTTTAAAAACACACAATCCATCAAGATTGGGATAAACGTCAACAGTTTTCATAAGTAGACTTACTATTTCCATTAAATAGGAAATACCCTCATACAAATTACCTAATTTCCTAGTCTATCATACTCAACAAACATAACACTTCTTGATAGTATTTACAATACACTAAAATGAATCCTTGATACTTGGTTCTCCCTTTAGTTTCGAGTATCCTATATTGTATTGTTTGTTTTTCTATTGTGTGTTTAATTTTTACTGATGAATAATATGTTTTATAGAGCTAGGATATAATTCTAGAGTTGAATCTACCATGGGTCTTTTTATTAGAACACTTCCAAAAGAAGTTTGTTCAAATTTACAAGAATACACTGTTGTCTTTGTCTCAGAAGGTTGATTGAATTTTGGTTCAGAGGCAACAGTGTATTTAATGTTTTCTGTATGTACACAAAGTATCATAGCTATTGTTTATAAAACATACCATAGTTAAGGTCTGTATCTGTCTGCACATTTATCACATCAGCTTGAGTAGTTTTACTTATTTTGTAGACTATTCCATTATGAGGAACATAAATAGAAGTTTCATCAATGTCATAATCTGTGGCACTAAATAGCTGATATTCTATGTAGAGAGTAACTGTGCCATCATAATCAAATGTGACCCAATTATAGTCTGCATACAAAGAAATGTAATTTCCCGGATTAAACTCTACATTGTTAGAGTTATTAGTTTTCTGTTCATCCTCTGCTGAGCAAGAGAATAATAAAGGGAGTAATAAGAGTAAAAGTAATTTTTTCATTTTTTAAAGTTGTTTTTAGGTTTGTCAAAGAATTTGTTTTTTGGAGTATCTATAATCTTTGTTTCAGGGAGCTGTACAGTTCTCATCTCAAAGATAATTGGTTCAGGTTTAAATTGTGAATTCACAATATTTTTAGCTTCTAGGTTATTTACAACAACAACAGCTTGATCTATATTGTTATGGATTGCTTTAGCAACTGTTGAACCTAGGTCAATACTTCCTATTATGATTATATGTTTCATAATGTCAGTTTTATTGATTAGTTAAAAATAAACTTCTAATAGCTGTAGTTTCTTCCACTCTTTACTAGGGCTGTGTAGACCTATATTAGAAGATTAAATGAGTGTCTATCTCAAGATTTATTAAGTTGAAGCATCTCACTTCTTTACACTACTACTTGCTAGGAGCTACCTGCTTCATAAGTGTGGCTGTTCATAAACTAGGCTTAAGTAGTATTTTAAATAAACTCTACAAGGTTGCACCTTATTAACTAAATCAACAATATTGCTAAAAAGCTTCATCTTATAAAGATATATATTGTTCCAAGTAATTATCCTGTAATTGGATAGAGTTTATATTATTTTAAAATATGAGTTTTAAGCCAATTAAGGCCTGATGGATTCCAATCATTATCTTTTCTGATTAGAAGCTTATTAGCTTTAGGAAAATAATCTACAATACCAAATTTCTCAGTATTAATAGTTACTTTTCCTTGTCCTGCATTATAATCTAAAGATATGACATTTGAGCTATTCTCAAGCTCCTCATACCATTTACCAAAGTTATGTAGTCTTTGCTCTCTGAAAACCTTTTTATTGGCCCCCATGTAAGCTAAGTCATTGTCTTTGGAATTAGCCTCTTGTTTAAGAGCTAATACTTGATCTGTTTCACAACTAGTGCAAATACCTGTTAATTTGTTAGCAATGTAAATATTGCATTTAGGACAAATATTATGTTCCATGATTAAAATTGATTAATAATATGATAAAGAGAGTTATTTAGATTGCTCTTGAGTTCCCACCCTAACTCTCTTTATCAAAATTAAAGTCCTATTTAGATGCAGCCTTTCTCCCTGCCAAAAAACCTCTGTTATGTCCATCTTGGTAAGTGGATTGGTTAATTTTAGGTAAAGGAGCTATTGGAGCAATAGGACAAATAGCCAAATTACCTTTGATGTCTTTCCAACCTGCACAATAACCATCTTCCCATCCCTGAGAATAAGAGTTATTGATTACAGGAGAGTTATTTAAAGATACTGGTAAAATGGTAGAAGTTGATGTAGATGTTGTTTGTAGATACTTTTTGGAATAGTTTCCTTTGATATTTTTATATACAATAAACATCTTACCTTTTTCTGAAATGTAAACAGGATATTTGATTGTTTTGTAAATAGCAAAGTCTGAGGTCTTAGTGGCTTTGCCTATTAATTGGGCCTCTGTCTTTGGAGCATCAAGGTTATAGGTTTTTTGACTATAACTTACTGTAATACACAATAAAAGGAGAGCTAGAATCAATATTCTAGTGAATACAAATGTTTTAAAAGCTGGTTTCATAATGAATGAATTAAGAGTTATTTTTTATCTTTTGGTACTTTGACACCTATGTAAATACAGATTAATACATTGACTATAGAAGCTATTGCTGCTATTGGCCAATTAGGAAAAAAGTCTTTACTTCCATGAAATGTACCTATAATCATAATGATTATAAAGAGAGTGCTTGAGGCTACTAGCCAAGCTTCCCAAAGGGTTTGATTTATTTTCATTGGTTATATTATTAGAGTAAGAAAATGCTATTTAATAGCTTGAGATGCTCCCGGTGTTAAAAAAGGATATCATGGCCAAATGAAGAGATTTGGGAGCATCTGTGGGCTATTATAGTAGTCTAATTGAGTATTTAAGTTCATTGGGACTTAGTTGCAACAATTACCAAATATGCTTATTTACTTAAAAGGCTATTATAGTATATGTGTGGTATTTAGTATTTTTTGGATATTGATGAAAATGGTGGTGTTTGACTTAGCACACACTCAACATTCACACTATCAACAAGTTAAGCCAACTTATTTAATAAATTTGTTTAACCTAAAGATATAAATACTATAACTTAGTGAGGGTGTTGCGAAAAGGTATCATAGATAAAAATAAGGAGAACCATGAGCTTATAGCCCATAGTCCTCAAGCAATTCATTAGCTGTTTCTAGATCACATAAGATTGCATCTTGATATTGATCACAAAGTATATCACACATAGTTTAAAAGGTTAGAAGATTAATACTCTAACTAAGTGAGGGTGTATGAAGAGATGGGTTATTTATAATATGCAGTTACTATCCCATATTATAGGGACAGCAACTGCGGTATTATTACAGTACTACATCAGGAGCTTGGCTGTATAGAACTATGGTCTTAGCTGTGTACAGTCCTTTAGGCCCTGTTTTCTCAGCTACAGAGATACCCAATGTGGTTGGGTTCTTAGTTTTAACAGCCTCTAATGTATCCTTGTGGATAAGTATTGCAGTTCGGGTATTATTGTCCCAATCTTTATACCACTCTGTTTTTTCATTTGTTTCAGTAACAACTTGATTAAGATTGATAGTTTCAACTCCTAATGTTTTTTTGATTTCTGCTAAGTTCATAATGTTTATAAATTAAATGATTAATACTCTAAATCAGTGAGGGTGTAGTGATATGTTATACATCCTGCAGGATTACCTTTGTTCCCAAAATCAAGGGGAGGGGTATTGTAATCCTAATAATAAGTGGGGGTGTTGTCGCTAAGCACCCTCACACTCTAAAAAATATCCAAAAAATTTATTTTGAACATGACCAAAAAATTTTTAGTAAAAAATTTTAGACCTATGTTAAATATTCTTCTTAACTTTGTTTCAGATTAATCTTTAACATTTGTATATGATATCCTCTAATGTATTTCCTACCAACCTAATTAATCAACAGTTACAGAAGATTAAACAAGCCTCTCCAAAAGAGCTTAAAGCTCAGTTTCCTTTATATCCTACTATTAAAAAGCAAGAGATTGGAGATGGTTTTAGTTTCATCACTTTGGTTAGAAAGTTCTACCAAGGCCGGTACTATTTATATGTGAAGCAAAGTTTTCATATATCAGAATCGAGAGCCATTCATGAATTGCATAAAGAAGTACATACTTTTCTTATGATAGGAGTTTGTCACTTTACAGATAAAGAAGATGATAATCAGATTTCAGAATTTAAAAGATTAGAAGAATTATCTAACCCTAAAAAATAAAGTAATGGCAGAAGAGCAAGGAGCTAGTTTCAACCCTGAAGAATTGGAACCGGCAAGAGAAATGATACAGACAGGAAAAGAGCTTAGGAAAACTTATGTTCTTAGAAAAACAGCTACTGAAATAGGGCTTAGAGAAATAGCAGCCCTTCCTCCTTATACTGAGGCTGAGCTAGCTTCTCTTAGAGCTGATTGGAAACTAGAAGCTAATAGTCTCTATCCGGATCAAGGAGATTATAAAGTGACTGTAAGAAATGAACTTGGAGACCCTATTCCTATAGGGAGTGAAGTAGTTTTTATAGGGGGCCCAATCAGAGAGAATGAAGGCTTTCCTAATTATCCTGAAGGATGTGAACAGTACAGTTGGAATGTTACTGCTATTCCTGATGCTACTGTGGTTAATTTATCTTATAGAGATTGTGATTTAATAGTGGTTAATGTATCCGGCCCTGCTAGTACTTATAAACCTTTGTTTCAGTTCTGTAGTATAGAGTTTGCCTCTATTGTAACTGCAGATGGAGTAGTAACACTTGTTGGACCTTGTAGCCTTTAAAATTATGAAGATAATACAGAAAAGTTTACTTGAGCTAAAAGAAGCTCAGTATTACATTTATCATTTGAATATTATTAATTGTTTCCTACCTGTTGAGCTTACTCCTAAAGAAAGAGAAGTATTAGGAACTTTTATGAGTTTCAAAGGAGAGATTGCAGAAAAAGATAGATTTGGTACTTATTTCAGAAAGGAAGTAAAGAAAGCTCTTAATCTTTCTAGTGGAGGATTAGGTAATTATTTGAGACAACTCTCTGATAAGAAAGCTATCAAAGAGAATTTAGATGGTACTTATACTGTGGAAGAATTCCTTTTTCCTGAAGAGAAGCAACAATTTTATCAATTTAAAATAGTAAAAGCATGAAGATTCTCCATCAAGATTTAATTAGAGAGTATTATGCATCTATAAAGGAGAAATATCCTCATCTAACACAGGAGCAAGTTAATGAAATATGTTCTGCTCCTTTTAAGCAAGCAAGGAAAGGAATAGAATCAGGAGATTTTCCTACCATTAGATTAAAATATTTTGGTACTTTTGTTGTGTACAATAAAAAAGTAGAAGCTCTTCTTAAGACTTATATTAATATGTTTGCTCAGCACAGGATAACTCCTAGTAATTTTTTTAAGAAAAAAGAACAACTTGAAAAATTTTTAAAAACAAGAAATAATGAGATCACTTAGACAAAAAGCTACAGCCTTTATTGAAGGGAAATTTAGAAAGAAATTGTTTTACAGTAAATGGTTTGGAAGATTTCTTCCTCTTCATATTTTTGAGCAAATCAATTACAGAATTTTTGTGATGAACAGAGAGTGTTTATCTAAAGGAGCTTGTATAGAGTGTGGATGCCCTACTCCTGACCTGCAGATGGCTAATGGAGCTTGTGAAGGCAAGTGTTATCCGGATATGATGGATGCTACTGATTGGCATATCTACAAACAAAAAAGACAAATTGAATTCAGGTATTGGGACACTTCTAAACCTAGAGAGTTTGAACTTAGAATAACTCATAAACCTATTATATTATGAGTTATTGGTACAGCACTGAAGCAAGTTTTGGAACTATTCTTCAAGGAGGTTCTACAACTGTTAGGTTTAAAGCTAAAGTTGACATCCCTCCTATACTTGAAATAAAAGCAGGGTGTGGATGCACTCAGCCTCAATATAATCCTATCACAAGAATATTGACAGTGAAATATCAAGCAGGACTTATTCCTGATCAACACATAGGAAATGAGCTTGTGAGTAGAAAATTAACTGTGCATTATGCAGATGGAAGTACAGAAAAATTAGTAATAACCGGAGTAAAAGTTAGATAATTATGGCTACAAAAGTAGAAGATTATGTTAGATTAGCTAAGGCCAATCCAACTACAGCAAAAGAATTTGAAGTGTTTAAAGAACATTTCTTTAATAAGACATTGATTTGGGAAGGAGTTCCAAATCCTAAGACAGGAGGAAATCTCCATAATGTTGCAGGAGACTCCGGAGGCTACACACTTTGGGGTATTGCTTACAATCATAATAAAGAGATGTTTAAAGACTTTGCTGATTTTAAGTATACAACTTATGAAGAAGCTGCAGCCATTGCTTACATTAGATATTACAAAGCCATCAATGCTTTTATTTTACCTCATGAGGCTAGATTGATGTATTTTGATATGGCTTATAATATGGGGAATTCCCGAGCTATTAAGATTATGCAAGAATGTGCAGGAGTTAGTGCTGATGGAGTAATTGGCCCGGTAACTAGAGAGAAGATGCAGTATGTAACTGAAGATTGTCTTTTTCAAAAAAGAAATACTTTTTACAATACCTTGGTTAGAAAAAATATCAAGCTACAAAAGTTCTTAAGAGGTTGGTTAAATAGAAGTAAAGCAATTTTTAAATATTAATATGGTAATCTATAAAAATACAGAGGTACCTATTTATTGTGGAAGATTGCATATAGCTATCTCTACAGATTTTAAAGAAGATATTCCTAAATTGAATAAACTCTTTAAAGAAAATTTTACTATGGAAAATGATGTATTAGGAATGTCTCAAAAAAGAGGACATCATAATTTGGTCATTATCAATGTAGACAAACATATTAGAGCTTTTAAAAGTTCTAAACTATTAGAGACAGAAGTTATAGCTACTATTTCACATGAAGCTATTCATACTTGTAACACTATTTTTAGAGATAAAGGAATAAAACTAGATGTAGATAATGATGAACCTCAAGCTTATTTAGTAGATTGGTTAGTAAAACAAATTTATTGGGAATACTTAAAAACAAAAGAAAATGGCAAAGTTATTTAGAATGTACATAGGACACTTATATATTAATTTTCAGATAGGAGTTAATATTATTGGACTACCTGAGTTTCATACTCATGGTATCATTATTTCTAAACAGATAAAAGAAACTGATTTACACAAATACCAATAATTATGAGTTTACTATTTACAATAGAGAATAAAGTAGTAAAGCCTTATACTGAGACCTTACTAATTTCTCCTTTTAAAGAGATATGGGAGAGAGACACAAATCCGGGAAAGTTTATTGCAATTGATGAGTTTACTTATATTGAGTTTATGACTTCAGTAAAGAAAAGTAATCCTTATAAAGGGTATCAAGAAGAGGAAAGGGCCCGGAGACTTGCTCTAGACATTATGAAGCATGAAGGATATATTCCTGATGATCTAGTTAAAAAAGGCATGCAAGTTCTTGTAGACTTTCAAGCTTCTGCTTCAGTGACTTATAATTACTATATGTCAGTAAAGAATGCCATCTACAAAGTACAGACTTTCTTTAATACTTTTGACTTAAATGAGAAGAATGAAAAGACAGGGCTTCCTATTTATAAACCAAAAGATATTACTATGTCTGCTACTGACACTGAAAAAGTTCTTCAAAACTTAGCTACTCTTCAAGAAAAAGTAGATAATGAACTTTTTGAAAGTGTAAAAATTAAAGGTCAAAAATCTGTTAGTATGTTTGCTAACCCTGATACTATGTAACATGGGAGATATTTATGATGATGGAAAGTTAGGAGCTATTAGAAATCCTCAAGGTATTTGGATTAATTCTCAAGTATTTAAAGAGGAGGCTACTAACTTTAAAAAATATGGGAAGTACTGTGCTGATCCTGAAGGCAGCCCTGATTGGGAAGCCTATTGGAAGCTTCAAAGAAGAAGATGCCGGGATGGTTATTCTGTTGGGGGAGTCAGAATTACAGGAGACCACTATACCTACTTAAATTTTTGTCCTATTCTTAAAGTTGATGAAAAAGATGGCCCTAAAGCTAGAGGCCGGCAGGTAAGAAAAGGAGCTAAAGAGACTGACTTTCCTGACTTTTGGGATGGAGATTATAACTTTTATTGGGCTAGAGAAATAGCTAGAAATGGAGTTATTGAAAGTGGTTTGCTACCCGAAGAGGAGGCTTATGAAGTCTACAATCTTCCTGATGCAGAACAACTTTTAAAAGCTCAACAACTTTTTGAAAGTCTTGGATTAGCTTTTACTATTGAACCTGATTACCTTTTTGGAGGATATAATCTTATTGTAGGTAAATCAAGACAGAGAGGATACTCTTATAAGAATGCTTCTGTAGGAGTAGGGAACTATTTGACTAGACCTAATTTATCTACTATTTTTGGAGCAGAAGATAAGAAATACCTTTATCCAAAGGGTATTTTTACCATGGCCAATAACATGTTGAACTTTATAGGACAGCATACTCCTTGGGTCTATCCCCGAGATGTAATTAACCAAGCATCAAAAGGCCACTACAAAGCATCTACTTTAGAAACTAGGAGTGGAGTTCAAGTAGAGGTAGGTTTTATGTCTGAAATTATCTCTTTGACTTTCTCTGATAACCCTGATGCTGCAAGGGGTAAAAATGCCCATGACCTTATATTTGAAGAATCCGGTTCCTTTGGTACTCCGGGATTATTGAAAGATTCTTACAAAGCTTCTGAAGACTGTGTTATGTCAGGAGATATGAAAACAGGATTGATTACAATCTTTGGTACTTCAGGGGATATGGAAGGAGGAACTGCAGATTATGCTGAGATGCACTCTGAGCCTTTGAGATTTGGACTTTTACCATTTCAGAACATTTGGGATAAAGACTCCTCTGATATGAAATGTGGATTCTTCCACCCTGTAAATTGGAATATGCAGGGATATTATGATGCTCAAGGAAATTCTGATATAGAAGGAGCTAAACAAGCTGAACTTAATATTAGAAAGGTAAGGCTTGACCATGGTGCTACCTCAGCAGATATTCAAGCTAGGATGCAAGAGAAACCTCTTGGCCCCTTTGAAGCTTTTGGAATGGTATCTGTAAATAACTTTCCTGTACTTGAATTAAAAAGACAACTTGAGATAGTAAAAGCTAAAAATCTTCACATGATTATGGGAACTCCTGTAAAAATGTGGTATGATTTTGAGAAGAAAAAAGTATGTGTAGACCCTATTTTAGATGGTACAGCTAATGTAATTTATAGACAAAAACCTGATAATACTTCCTTAGAAGGATGCCCTGTAATTTATGAATATCCTGCTGATACTTATCCTAGAGGAGCTTACAAGATTGGATATGACCCTTACAGACAAGATAAAGGAACTTCCTTATCTGCTGTATATGTGTATAAATCTGTTATTGCCGGAGAAAGAACTAAGAGAGTAATTGTTGCTGAATATGTTGGTAGACCTAATGAAGCTGATGATGTAAATTACATAGCTAGATTATTTGCAGAATTGTATAATACTACAATCATGCATGAAAATGAGGTTACTCATGTTAAGGATTATTTTAGAAGAAGAAAACAATTGCATTTCTTGGCTTATCAACCTGATGAAGTTATTAAAAAGAATGTAAAGAACTCTAAGGTAAATAGGATTTGGGGATGTCACATGATTGACCAACTTAAAGATGCCGGAGAAAAATACCTTAAATCTTGGTTATTAGAAGTACTAGATTTTGATGAAAATGGAGATCCAATAAGAGGGTTAGACCAAATTTATTCTATTGGATTACTTGAAGAGTTAATCAGTTACAATAGAAAAGGAAACTTTGATAGGGTTATGGCTATGATGCAAGTTATGTTCCAAGACCAAGAGGACTTACATGAAAAAGTTTATGATAAAAATAAGCAAAATAAAAATGCTAAAGCTTTGCTAGATATGATGGATGGTATGTATTCAAAAAATAATCAATCAAACCTAAGAAAAGCATTAAATTAATTATTACTTTTGTGGATACTTATATTTAACTACTATGAACAGACCTAAGAAGATTGGCAACTACTCTACAGAAAGATTGAGTAGAAAGGAAAAAGAAGATCAGGACTTTCTTTGGTATAGAGAAAAGATAGATTCTTATGATACAGAGTCAAATTTATCTTCTATAGGTTATGGAGGAGTAGATGAGCATAAGAGAATGAAGGTTAACTATGACCTTTTTAATGATGTAGTTGACTTAGCTGAATTTGATTATGTTACTAAACCTTATGGTGAAGGACTTGGAGAGATGCCAGCTAACATTTCCAATAAAGATATTTCTTCTTATAGAATTAAAGCTATGATGGGAATGGAAATGAGAAGACCTTTTGGTCACAGGTTAGTAGCTGTTAATAAAGAAGCCTCTAATAGAAGAATAGAAGAAGAGACTAACAAAGTCAAACAATATGTTCTAGATTTTATCATGGCTCCTATTAAGGAGGAAATTGAAGCTAAGTACTTAGAACAAAATAAAGGTAAAAAACTTACTCAACAAGAAAGAGAGCAAATTCAAGCTCAAATAGCAGAAGAAATTGAAGCTAAAACTCCTGAGAAAGTAAGAATGTACATGAGAAGAGACCACAGAGATCCTTCTGAAGTACAGGGCCAACAGATTTTAAACTCCCTTGTCAAAAAACTAGATATCAGAAAGAAATTCAACTTAGGTTGGAAACATGCTTTACTTTCTGCTTATGAAGTATATTGGTTAGGGATTGTGAATGGAGAGCCAATAATGAAAGTGGTAAACCCATTAAGATTTTCTTGTGATAAGAGTTCTGACTTAGATTACATAGAAGATGGGGAATGGGCAAAAGCTGAGTACAGAATGCATCCTTCTCAAGTGGTTCAAACTTTTGACCTTACTAATGATGAGATTGATAGAGTATGGGCTAACCATGAATACACTGTTACTCAAAAAGTAGAAAATAGCCTGTTCAATTTTGAGTCTATTAACAATCCGGAAGATGATAATTGTGTTAGAGTTATCCATGTTGTTTTTAAAGGCCTTAGAAAAATAGGTTGGTTAGATTATATTGACCAAGAAGGAATTCTTCAAACTAAGTTTATGGTAGATGAAAATTATAAACTAAATAAAGAAAATGGGGATGTAAAATTGACTTGGGAATGGATTCCGGAAGTTTATGAAGGATGGAAAATTGGAGCTGATATCTATAAAGATATGAGACCTGTTGCAGGACAATTCAAAGATAAAGACAAAATTTATACTTGTAAATTACCTTATTATGGAATTATCTATGATAACTTAAACTCTCAACCTACATCTATAATGGATAGAATGAAAGTATGTCAATATCTTCATAATATCATTTGGTATAGAATTGAGCTTTTAATGGCTTCTGATAAAGGTAAAAAAATTATGATGAATATTAATGCTATTCCAACTGATTCCGGAATAGACATTAAGAAATGGCAATACTTCTTTGAGAGTACTCCTTTTATGTGGTATAACCCTGATGAAGAAGGAATGACTCAAAGTGATGTAAACACTATTGCCAAAACTTTAGACCTTTCTTTAATATCTGATATTCAAAAATACATTATGCTAGCTGAAAAGCTTGATCAAATGTGTGGTAAAATAGTAGGTATTACAGACCCTGTTTTAGGACAAACTGCAGTTTCTGAGAGAGTTACCAACAATCAACAAAATCTAGTGCAGACTTCCCACATGTTGGAGCCTTATTTTGATGCTCATGCCTCAGTGAAAAGGAATGTTCTTCAAGGATTAATTGATTTAGCTAAGATAGCTTATGTTAGCTCAGATAAAGAGTTTATTGTAAATACTCTAGATGATATGTCTTTAGAGCTTTTAAAACTTGATTTGAACCTATTAGAGAACTCTACTCTTGCTTTATTTATTGAAGACTCTTCTATGTCAGAAGAAATCAAACAAACCATACAGAGCCTTACTCAGGCTGCTATGCAAAATCAAAAAATTGAATTATCCGATGTATTGAAAGTTCTTAAACAAGATAGTATTCAAGAAGCTGAAGAAGCTTTATTGGTATCTGAAGAAATCAGAGAGAAAAAATTACAAGCTCAAGCTAAACAAGAGCAACAAGCTGAAGCTGAGGAAGCTCAAAAAGCTAGAGACTTTAAAGAAAGAGAACATGAAATGGCAATTGAAATAATCAATGTCAAAGAAGATAGACAAATGGAAAGAGAGATTGCTAAGCAAACTATCCTTTCATTAGGTTTTAATGAAGATAAAGATATGGACTCTGATGGAGTTCCTGATGTGTTAGAAGTAGCTAGAGATGGAGTAGATGCTGAAATTAAAAGAAAGCAGATAGCTAATGAAGCTAGAGCCCTTACACATAAAATTTTAGATGATAGAGCTAAGAATAAATTAAAAGAAAAAGAAATAGCTCAAAAGAATAAGAAAACAAAATAAAGCTATTACATTTAATAGTAGGTAGCTTAAGATTAAACTGTAATTTATTAAATATTTAAACTTAACTTTGAACCATGGGACAAGAGAAAGACACCATTGACCAATTTGCAGGATGGGAAGAACCAAAAGATGTGGACTTCTTTGCAGAAAAAGATGTAACAAAACAAGTAGTAGAGACAGTTCTTGAAGATGATGTGACAGCTACTCCTACAGTTTCTGAAGCTGATAAGCTATCAGCAGCAGAAAAAAAGATTGAAGAAGATTTATTCAAAGCTTTTTCTAATCCTGAAGTAGAAGAGGATGAAGATGAAGGAGAGGATAACACTACAGGCCCTAATGATACAGATAAAAATACTCCGGTAAAAATTAATTCTAAATCTACTTTAGAGTTCTTAAAAGAAAAAGGACTTGTAGAATATGAATTAGCTGAAGGAGAAGAATTAACTGAAACTTTAGCTGAAGAATTGCTTGAAGATTCTTGGGATAAAGCATTAGAACAAGAGGTAGAGGCTACTATCAAAGAGTTACCAAATGAAATTAAAGACCTTATTAAATATGCTGCTAAGGGAGGTAATGTAGGAGAGCTTTTAGGAAAGATGATACAAAATGTAACATCTCCTATTACTAAGACAAGTGATATTACTCAAGAAAGTACTCAAGTATTAGCAGTAACAGCAGACCTTAAAGCTCAAGGATATGATCAAGAGTACATTGATACTCAGATTGAATTCTTAAAAGAAAAAGGAAAGCTAGAGGATATGGGTAAAAAAGCTTATGATAAAATTATTGCTAAGCAAGAACAAGATATCAAAGCTCAAGTGGAAGCTCAAACTTCTTCCATAGAAGAGAAGAAGAAAAAAGCAAGAACTTATAAAGCTAATATTACTACTCATATTGATACTCTTACTGAAGTAAAAGGATTGCCGGTAAGTAAGCAAGATAAATTAGTTTTACCTTCTTACATTTCAGATCCTACAGTAGAATTAGAAGATGGTAGATTTGTAAGTGGCCTTCAAGCTGACCTTTTTGAGGTTATGGGAGATAAAGACAATATTATATTGTTAGCCAAATTGCTAAAATCCAAGTTTGATTTTAGTGCAATTGAAAGAAAAAAAGAAACTCAAGCTTCTCGAGGCATTAAAAATGAAATTCAGAGAGCTGAAAAAGATAAAACAGATAGAACTACAGGAGGAAGGTCTACTTCTAAAAAGAAAGCTATTTGGGATATGCTAGATTAAAAACAATTATTAACAACTTAAATTAAATTAAACATGGCTACACTAGGAAGTAAGCTTATCGTAAAAGAGATGGAATGGAATGCTAACATGACAGAACAATCTCATTTAGGTGCTGCTTTAATTGCTAAACCATTTAGAATGGTAGGAGAAATGGACAAGCTTTTCTCTAGTCAGAATTATTATTCTGACAACCCAATTTCAGCTATGCTGATGGGTATGCCTCACACTGAGGAAACTGTTGGGAATACTGAATGGGAATGGGAATTAAAAGGAGCAAACACAAGACCATTGGTTGTTGTGGAAAACATGGAAGTTTCAGGAAATTTAACTCCGGGAAAATTCAAGAAAACTTTCAAAATTAAACTTGATGAAAATTGGTATTTACCGGGAGATGTTATTAGTCCGGGTACATCTAATAAAAAATATCAAGTTCGTATTCAAAATCAAAGCATTAAGCATGGAGATGGATATGTGTATGTTGTAAGGTTAAATTCAGATGATCCTCAAGCATTTATGCCTGTGAAATATTTGAAACCGGGACAACAATGGGGTAAATTATTTTCTCAGTATGAAGAAGCTGCAGAGCAATCAGGTTCAACTGTATTCAGTATGCCTCTTGCTTTTAGAAACAGAATGTCTAAATACAGAAAAGAATACCGAATCACTGACTATGCTTCAACTGAAGTATTAGCTGTAGCAATTCCTGACTCTAAAGGTAAATATCATAATTCATGGATGCGTTATGCTGAAGTAGAATATTGGCAACAATGGTACAGAGAAGTAGAAAGAGGATACTGGTATTCTAGATCTGCAGACACTGTATTAGGAGCTAATGGAAGACCTGTAAGAATGGGCCCCGGAATCCAAGAGCAATTAGAAGATTCTCATGTACACCGTTATACACATTTAACTGCTAAATTGATTGAAGAGTATCTACAAGATATTTTCTATAGCCGAGTTAAACCGGGTAAAGGAAGACAAATCAAAGGATTTACAGGAGAGTATGGTATGTTACAGTTCCACAGAGCTATTCAAGATTGGCAAAATAAATCAGGGTTTATCAAAAACATTGAGATTTACACTGACAAAATCAAATCTGAAGTTCATACTAATGCCTTAGAAGCAGGGTATCAGTTTGTGAAATACAACATGGCTAATGGAGCTTCCTTAGAGTTAGTTCATAATCCATTGTATGATGATAGAGAAATCAACTTTGAAATTGATGAAGTTACAGGATTCCCTCTTGAATCTCAAAGAATCACTTTCTTAGATTTCTCAGGAGAAGCTAAAGCCTCTAACTTGAAAATTATGAATAAGAAAGATGGATTTGCCTTCACTTATGTAAATGGTATGTATGGCCCTTATGGCCCTTCTAATGGAGGTAGCTCAGCTCATGCCGGTTCATACTATGAAATGCATGTTGAGAAATCTACAGGTATTCATATCCATGACATTACAAAATGTGGAGAGTTGATTCTTTCTAGAAACTAATAAAGTTTATAAAAACTCCTCTCTTTTACTAGAGAGGAGTTTTATTATAAAGATTTTTTGTATTTTTACAGAGGTTTTTAAAAGTTAAAAGCTCATTGAAATATTTAAGTTGAATCTAATAATTTTAAAAAGAAAAAATTATGACAGTAGAAGTTAGACCACTTGAGTCAAAGAAATGGCACAGTAAAGTGGGACAAGAGTCTTTCACAAGACCTAAAAAAATTCAAGCATTAGTAAATGGGGAAACCATGAGATATGCTACAGGACTATCAGCAGAAGATATTAAATCCTTAAAAGCAAAAGGAGTAAAATATGATCTTTCTGATAATTATGATGATACCACACCACATCCTTTTTGGGATTCTAGTATGGCTGTTATTAAATTAGAAAACAATACTATGTTCTTTGATTTAACCAATAACTTAGATTTTATCAAAGTTAAGGTAATGAAGGAAAGTAAATATGTAGCTAATTCAATGGCTGAGTATGATGAAGGGTTATGGCCGGAAGCAACTCATGTAATCCATGATGAAGCTCAACAAGCAGAGTTGATTGCTAGTAAAGTAGAGATGAAAAATCAAGCTATTCTTGAAGCAAGTAAACTATCTCCGGATAAAAAGATTCAATTGATTATGGTTTTAGAAGGTAAAAATTTGAAAAACCAATCTCCTAGTTTTATTACAGTAGCACTAGATAAAACTATTAATAAAGATCCGGAAGCTTTCTTAAGACACTTAAGATTAGACTCTAATCAAATTGCAGCTCATGCTATGGTTATAGAAGGATTGCAAAAATCAATCTTAAGAAGAGAAGGACAAAGAATTTATCACATGGATTCTCCTCTAGGGGTAGATGAAATAGAAGTAGCTGAATATCTAGCTAAAGATGAAAATCAAGATATTAAGCTAATGATTCTTAATAAAATTAATAATACATAATAGCTCATGACAACTAGGGAAATGCATCTTGATTTCAAGAGAAAGTTTAATAAAATAGACAGTCAAAAAAACAGAAACATTCTTGTTCCTGAGATTGACTTATATTTGAATGAAGCTGCTGAACTCTTTGTTAAAAAAGTTGCACAACCTAAAAAGTCAGTAGGGCTAGGATTTGAGCAAACTCAAAGAATGACAGAAGATATTAAGTCTATTGTAGTTCCCGGAGTTTGGCTTCCTGTAACAAATAATATTATAACTCTTCCTCTTAATTATTTATACTATGGTAGAGGAAGAGTTAGAATATCAAAAGGGACTTGCTTAAATCAAGAAGCAGTCCTTAATGTAGAAGAACATAGAGATTTATTTGAAGAGAGTTCTTTATATAGTAGTAATTTTGAGTGGAGAACTGTAAATGGAGTTTTTAGTCAAGAAGGAATTAATGTCTTTACAGATGGCACCTTTACAATTACAGAAGCAAAATTAACCTATATTAGAAAACAAAATTATTTTCATAATGCACAAGATTTTGGAGCCGGCTCATATAATCATCCTTCAGGAGTCACTTTAAGTGGTACTGTACAATGCGAATTACCTGAGCATACTCACAGAGAGATAGTAGATATAGCAGTAATGCTAGCAGCAAGTGAAGTGCAAACTTCAGATTTACAAGTGAAAGCTAGTAAATTAGGTTTTAATCAGATTGTTTAATTAAATAACAAAAACCATGAATCGTAACAATGATGTGTACTCTGTACTAGTTACAAAAGGAAATGCTGCACTAGCAACTTCAGGGACTGCCCCTGATGCCTTAGCAGTAGGGCAATTAGGCTTTTTTAATCCTGATACCCATTTAGCTTTTGGAGCAACTGCTCCTGCTGATACTAAAGCTTTTTATATTGCTTTAGGTATTGATCCAAATGGAGTGGGTTCACTTCAAGACATTAGAACTTCTGCAGGTCAGTTTGTTCAAGTTAAGGGAGTTACAGGACTTTCTTATCAACCTCACACAGCAGGTAGACCTATGATTGTAAGTGTAGGTAACTTTACTCCTGATTGTGATACTGAGTATGGAATTAGAGTTGAGTTCCGTAATTCTAGAATTAGTAGAATTCAAGGCTTTAACCAATTCAGTAAAGCTTTTATTGTAAAAACTCCTTGTTGTGTAGCAGATGCTACAACTACAGATGCTAGTGAGTTGTCTAAATTATTTGTAAATGCTATTAATGCTGATGAGTCAGGATTAGTAATTGCTAAGTACATTGCTAGACAAGCAGTAACCACTGCCACTCACTTAACTTCTACTAACTATGCTCAAGGAGCTGTTATGACAGAAGCTGATGTAAATGCATTAATTGCTTTCAACAAAACTGCCGGTACTCCTAAAGTTTATGCAGATTTCTCTTTGACTTCTGTTCCTGTAGCAATTGGCTCTTTCTGTCAAGTGAACTTAGCTTACCACAAATTACTTGAAACAGTTTTAGTTGTTTCTTTAATTGAAGGATTTAACTGTTCAGGTGCAGTAACTGTTAATCAATACCCAGCTTTTGAAGAAGGCTCAGGTACTAATGTACTACAAAAAGAATACCATGCATCAGGATGGGCAGGTTCAGGCCCTTACAAATTATCTGAAGTAACCGGTACTGCAAAAGGAGACATTGTATATCTTGCTGATAAAGCAATTAAGTATGATCAATTCATTTTGCAAAATGCCTTTACTTCTGAATCAGGGTGGTTAAACTATGAAAGTGTACTTTCTACAGTTATTGCTATCCCGGGCCCTGATACAGTAACAAGAAATGCTGTAGCTACTATGTTTAACTCTCTTTTAGCTAACTTTGGCTTTGAGACTTTAGTAGATGATGCTGCTGCTGCCAATGTTAACCCTGCTGTTGTAGAAGTTGATGTTGCAGATCCTTTACTTGATGGATTAGCATAAGCTATTTACTGATAGATAAATAAAAACACTCTTATTTTTTAAGAGTGTTTTTTTAATTTGTATATTTGAACTTTGTAAATCCTATTACTATGCTAAACTTTTTATATAATAAGTACAAAGATATTCATACTATAACCAACAACTCTGATATTCCTTTAGGATATACCATTAGTAAAGTTGTGTGTGAAAATCTAATAGAAGTCCAAACTTCTAATTTAGCTCCGGGAGCTACAGTTACTCTTAATTTTAAAGTTGATGGGGATTATTCAATATTTCCTTATGATGCTGATGAAAATGGAACTCCTTTTATAATTAAGTACTATGAATATCTTTTAGCTTCTTTTCTTACTAGTGCAGAAGCTCTTTTATGTAATTGTAAATCTTGTAGTGATTGTGAAGAGTGTGATTCTTGTCAAGATTACTTAGATGCTTTTATGAAAGCTACTTCTTATAATGTAGTTCAAGGCTCTATTTATTCAGATTATATTAAGAAAGTAAGCATTGCTACTCAATGTGAATACACACATGCAATAGGATGTGAAATACTTACAGAAAGAGTAATGGGAAGCACTAATCTTCAAACTACTCTTAAAAAAGTCTTAGAGGTTTTCTATGCTTCTTTTTATTATAAAGATAAACTTGCTGCTACAGACTTAGAGGAACTCAACTACATTACTGCTAAATACAAATGTATTTTAAAACTTAAAATTAAATTTGAAGATTTAGTACAGATATTTGAAGAAAGTCCTTATGTATACTTTTGGCAACTCCTTAATGAAGAATCTGATATTTCTGATGTACAGCTAAGTATAGCTGCATCAGGACAATATTATTTAGATACTAAGAGTAAATTACCTTATGTAAATTTTGATTCTACAGTTGGGGGAGTAGTTACTTTATACTTTGGTCTTGCCGGCCCAATTTGTTTTGCTATCCAAGCTATTCCTAATAGTGTGTATAACATACTAAATTCAGCAAATACAAACTTGAATATTTATTTTGATTCTTATTATGAACCAAACTTAAATGCTCTTGTTTTTGTTTCTAAACCTTCTTTAACTATTTTACCGGAAATGGAGTTTAAATTTTTAAAAGTGTCTAGTGAGCAGATACTTTATCCTTCTGCTTTCACAGACCCTTATAACCCTATATACAGTTAAGCCATGACTAGACCTGAAATTAATACTATTATTGATAGTGCTATCACTAACAAAGTAACAAAAAACAGTATCACTCCTCAAATTGATGGAGCCAACAGAAAGAAAATGTTGGACTATGTAGATGAAAAAAGACCTTATAGTTCTTATTGTGTTTTTTTAACTCAATCAGGTACAAGTGCTCCTGTAGAAGCTTTAAAATTTGAAAACTCTATTGGAAACATAATATGGACTAGAAGTTCTGTAGGTAATTATGTAGGGACTCTTGTAGGGGCTTTCCCTACAGGAAAAGTATTTTTTCCAAACTCTAAGTATTGTATTTTTGCTTCCGGATCAGACCAAAGAAATATTTCTTTAGCTAGTCCTACTGAAAACACTATAACATTAGTACATGATGATGGTACTGTAGGTATTGATGTATTTGAAATTTATTTAGAAGTTAGAGTATATAATTAAAAGATAACTAATGGTAGATTTAACAAAAATCAAAAAAGACATAAGTTGGCTTATAGAACAAGTCGAGTGTATTTTATCTTTTGCTTTATCTGCTACTAAGTGGAGTCCTGCTCATGAATCTGCAACAGGAAACAAGTACTTAGAAGGTACTTTAGTTTATAATGAAGGTAAGATTTATAAGTGTAGATTAGAGAATAATGGAGTCCCTACTTCAAATAGTTTATATTGGAAGTGTATTGGTTTAGGATGGCTATTGAGTCAAGAACAAGCTGATTGGAATTCTACAGGAGGAGATAATTTCATTAGAAATAAACCTACCAAGCTTTCTGATTTTATAAATGATATTACTATCAATAGTACAGAAAATTGGTTAGTAATAACAGAAAACCAAACTTTAGCTTTAAATGTTTCTTATTTAACAAATAATGCTACTAAGCTTGAATTGACTCTTCCAACTATTAATTCTTTAAGTAAAGTAAGAGTTGCTTCAAAATTAGGGGGATGGAAATTAATTGTTCCTGTAGGTTGGAGTGTTTTACTAGCAGATGAAATAGTCACAGAAAGTATTGAAAGTACTTTAGACACTGATAGTATAGAACTAGTACCAACTTTAGGAAACAAGTATTTAGTAACAAATCTTTTTGGAAACGTAATCTTTAATAATTAAAAAATGAACTTAAAACATAACACAAAAATAGCTCAACATTACTATCTAGAATGTTATGGAGCAGATGGAAAGCTTAAGTGGAAAGATGATTTTGAGAATCTAGTTGTAACAGCAGGTAGGAATCAATACTTAGATGCTACTCTTAAAACAGGAGTAACCTCTCCGGTATGGTATGTAGGGCTAAAAAATGCTGTAGCTGAAACTGCTGCAGATACTATGGCATCAAAAGCTTGGACTGAATTAACAGGATACTCTCAAGCCACAAGACCTCAATGGATTCCCGGAGTAATTGCATCAGGTTCTGTTGACAATATAGCTTCTAAAGCAGTGTTTAATGTAAATGCAAATGCAACAATCTCAGGAGCTTTCCTAGTGAATAATAACACTAAAGGAGGAACTACAGGTATTCTTTTAGGGGCCGGAGCTTTTGCTCCTCCTAGAGATGTAATAATTGGAGATATTTTAAATGTAACAGTAATCTGTTCAGCAACCTCAGCATAATTTTTATACTATGATAACTATAGCTCTTAACCAAGAAGTTGCTGTAAACAAGAATTATATCACTTGTGTTGAAGGAGAATATAATCCAATTGATTATATTCCTTGTAAACTAAAAGATGAACTAGAAGATAATACAGTAATGTTCCTTGCAATGCAAGTAAATACCACAGAAAATGAAAGTAGCAATTGAACAAATATTTAATGGTTCCTTAGATCAAGTAGCAGTAGGTGGAGCTTATGATGCTACTAAAATCAATAGAGGGAAACATGGTGGACAATATAATTTAGGCTCAGGGCCTATTGATAAATTCATTGGCCCTTGTCCTTTAGGAGTTGCTAATTTTGGAGAAAGTTCTTTAGCAATTCCTTCCCAATTTGTACATCCTGTAAAAATTACTGATGATTTGTTTTGGATATTTGGTTCTGATGTTGCTACTGCTGCAGCTACTAGAAGAGTTCAATTATGGACGTTTGTGCCTTCAACAAACACATATACCTTTAGGGGAGCAATAACTTGTACTTTTCCAACAGCAACAAATCACACAGTAAGAGGATTAAGAGCAATTTTAACCAATTACACAACAGGCACTGTAGCTGTAAGCGGAACAGGAGTTACCGGAACCGGAACAGCTTTTACAACTGGATTGTCAATAGGAAGTAGAATTGGTTTTGGCTCAACAGATCCAAACGAAATTGTAACATGGTATCAAATTTCTGCCATTGGTTCAGCAACAGGAATAACTTTGACAAGTTCTGCAGGAACTATTACTGCTGGAACTCCTTACGTAATTCAAGATTTAATGGTTGTTCAAGCTACAACCAACGCAACAGCAACAAATGGAGGTTTATTTATTACCAAAGGATTAAGATTTGAGGACTTTAATAATCCTGCAACGGCTATTCCTGCGGCTACAACAGTTGATAAAATTAAAGCTACTTATTGGTTGAGAGACGCTGCTACAATTACCAATGACGCAATTGGAGGATGTGCATTAGGAAATCTTGATTCTTTAACTCAACAGTATATCTATTGTACAGAAGGAGCTGCTTCTTCCTTACAAATGTATAGATATAATATAAGAACTCCTTTGACCTTAACAGCAGGTGCTCACACTTTAACTGGTAGTGATATTGTTATAACAGGGACTCAAGCAGTAACCGGTAATATTTCTCAAGCAAACAATGGTAGAGAAGCAATTCTTAATCATGGCCCGGGAGCAGGAGTTTCTTGTATCTATGCTTTTACAACTACAAGGATTTTAAGAATACCTATTGCTTCTATTACAGCAGGGAGTACTACCTTTGTTGCAGATTCTATGTCAGAAGTACCTGCAGGAGGAGCAAACACAAGTATATTAACAGGAGGATTTGTAGCTATGGATATTTCTCAAGCACTTGATAAATTAATCATTGTTGGTAATACTTCTACAGGAACAATTTATATTACAGATTATTATACCGGGGGCCAACAAATAGACAGAAGAAGTGGATGTTTGACAGCACAGTTACCTTCAGCAAATAGAGATACAGATAGTCCTATTTTTGTACATAGTGTTACAAATAACATTCCTTTTGTTTGGGCAGAAGATGGTTGGTTGTTTTATGTATTTGCACAAGCTGTAACAACAACTATTAACTCAATGGTAGCTTATCCTTTAGCAGCAGATTTAGAATTTGAAGCAGAAGTAACAAATAGAATTATTTGTCCTAAGATTCCTCTTGGAGCTGTTCCGGGAAGATTATATAGAGCTTTAGTAAATGCAGTAACAAATATTGGGGACAATACAATGGGAGTTTCTCCTGATATGTATTTACTTGAAGTAAGAAGCTCAGGTATTGATGATAATACAGGTTCTTGGACACCTGTTCCTCAAAATGGGGATTTATCAGGTTTAGGAGTTCCTTTAAATATACAATTTGCTTTTAGATTTAGAACTGCAGGAGTAGTAATGCTTCCAAGTAGAATCCTTTCATTAGCACTATTATATGAACTTGCAGATGCTCTTCCTTTCATGTATAGATGGAACTATGTAGATTTTAATACTACTAATGGAACATTTGGTTGGGTTCAATCTCAGTTATATGGAGGTGCTTTGCCTGTTCACACTATAACTATTTACAGAGCAGATACAAATATTGGAGTATTAACTCAAGCAAGTTCAGGAAGTACAAATGGAACTTTTGAAAATTGGAATGGATCAGCTTGGGTAGCAGGGATTGGAGCTGACACAGTAGGCAGAAGAAGAAGATTTGTTCCTACTGCTTCATTACCGGCAAGTGTTGATTTATATGCATTCATAACTTTAAGCTAAAATGGCAAACAACTTAAACTTTGGAGGGGCAGAAGCTATACTTGTAAGAGATACAGGTATAGCTAATGCTGTACAAGGTTTTGTTACAAAAGAAATAACTCAAGGAGCTAATGTTGTAGGATTACCTACAACAATTTTTTTTACTCTTGATAAAAGAGTTGTTACTCCTCAAGAAGTAGCTTTTACAGTTTATGAAGCAATTTTAAATCTATCAATAGAGACAGGTATTACAAGCTCTTTAAATTTAGAAATGAATCCTCTTCTTTCTTTGATTTCAGATACTTCTTTAGGAGAGATAGGAAATCTAGATTTATTGACACAGATAAATTTATCTGCAATTAAGAACATAGCTTTGACTACAGAGATGATTATAGAGCTTACTAACCTCTTAGCAGTTAATCAAATAATATCTACTCAGATAGCCTTAGAAATCATTTCAACAATGTCTCTAAGTACAGATAATCAGATAAACACTGAAGCTTTTTTAGATATTATGAGTTCTGTTAATTTAGAGATGGATACTCAAATAAGTTTTGATAGTGATTTAACTGTTCCAATTGAAGTATTGTTAGAACTAAATATTGATGTAACTTTGTTCTCTGAGAGTTCTTATGGATTGCTTAGGTTAATAAACTTTTTGTACATGAAAAACTTTCATAAAATTATAGGGTAATGGGAAGAATAAATTCATTTGGAGCATGGTTTGAAAAAATAACAGAAGGTTGGGTTTTTGGGACTCAACTACATAAACTTATTTTCAAAGGAAATGCTGAAATACAAGGAAGAACTTCAGGCCCTCAATACATACATTTACTTCAAAACAAAAATGGCACTCTTGCTCATTTAGATGATTTAAGTGCTGCCGGAATTTCAGATGCTCCTATTGATGGAAGCTTATATGGCAGAAAAAATGCTGATTGGGAAGTAATACCTTTTTTTGAGCCTGCTGATTATGATTTAGAACAATTTAATAATGGAGGATTAGATCCTTTTGCTTATCAAAGTCAAATACCTTATGTGCCAACTGAACTAGATGAATTTGGAAATAGTGGAGGAGATCCTTATGTTAGAGTTAGTGGAATACCTTATGTCCCTACTGACTTGAGTGAATTTACAAACTTAGACCTAAATAACCCTTATTTAAGACTGTATGACAGACCACATCCTTTGTTTAAGCTCTATGCAACTGATACAGATGTTGACCCACTAGATTTATCTTTGATTGGTAAAAATTTAGTTTATACACAAACAACTACTTCTTTTAATACAGGTTTAATAGCTCCTAGTAGTAGTTTTATTTTACCTTCTTTATCTATAAAAAGCCCTTTTACTCAAGGGCATGGACAAATTTGGGGGCAGATTAATGTCAATGTTTTTTCAACTATTGCTTTAAGTAATATTCAAATAAATTATTACATTGAAAAAATAGATCCTTTAGGAAATGTTACTTCAATTAGCGGAGGCAGTGGAACAATAGATGTAGGTTTTATAGGGATTGCCTCCCCTATATACAATCTAAAATCTTTATTTATTTTACCCCCCAATACTTTTTTACCAACAGAAGGATTATTGTTTACATTTATAGTTTCAGCAGTAGGTATAAATTCTAATGTAAACATTCAAATTGGAGACACTAATTTAGGAGGTATTAATTTTTACATGCCTTTTAATGATTGGAAGTATAAAAAAATAATTGATGATGCTCCGGTTCAAGCAGATATTGATGATTTACAAGTTCAAATAGATGCTCTTGATTTTAATCTAGGAGATATTGTTTCAAGAGAAATGATTGAAAACGGATTAGCTTGGTTTTTACCTGCTTTAAATGGTATAGCTAGTGATGCAAGAAATAGTGCAAGAGTTAACACAAATCCAATTTATTTTGGAACAGTAAGTGTGGGAGCTTTACAGTTTAGTATTACTGCTCATAGTATTAATGGAGCAGGTCAAATTTCAGGAGTTAGGGCACACACAGGATTTAGTTTATCTCCTAGAAATGGAATTGATACAGTAAGAGATTTCTATCCACCACCATTACCCGCAAGTTCTGATGCTAGATATACTGTTGGGTGGTCACAACAATTCAATGCTGCAGACCCAACTAACACTGATCAGTTAACTCATATTAACTGCATGTATCTTTGTAAATTAGCTACATCTGACAATTTACATATAGTACATAATGACAATACAGGAACAGCTACTTCTATTAATTTAGGTACTGATTTTCCTGCAAACTCAGCTTTATATAAATATAGGTTTTTTGTTAGAAAAACAACAAACTCAAACTATACTGTACAAGCTATAAGAACAACCTTGTCAACAGGAGCTATTTTAGCTTCAACAGTTTATAATATTACTACAGACTTACCAAATCTTGCAGCAGATTTGAATCAGATATTTTATATATCTTCAAATACACAAACAGGTTTCTATGTTTTTGGAGACTATGGTTTAATGGTTAAAAGAACACCAATATGATATATGTAACAAAATATAATCAGTACATTGATGAAAACAATCAACTTGTATCTGAAGCTGATTTACTTGCTTATTTAGAAGCTAGTGGAACTGTATTGCCTACAGATTTTGTGTTTCCAAATGAACCTTTACTAGTAGCAGAGCTAAAAGAACAGGCTATAAAAGACCAAATAGCTCTTGCTCAACAACTAGCTTTAGAAAGTGTAATAACACAAGCACAAACCTTGCCTGACACTGATGCTGTGGCTGTTCAAGCTGTCTATCCTTTATGGGATAGTTTTGCAGATAAAACTCCTCCTCATTGGTTTACTCCTAATTTTAAAGTAAATGATTTTGAAGGTACTGAATTATGCTTATACAGAATTATTACTCCTCATGCTTGGCAACTAGATAGAAAGCCTAGTGAAACTCCTGCTCTTTGGAGTAAAATCATTATTGGAGGGGATGGCATTGAAGTATGGACACAACCTATTGGAGGAGATGGAAAATATCCTTTAATAGATCCACTCACTTCTTTACCCTATGAAGTAAAACACAACACTATTACTTGGAGAAATAGAAGAACTTTAAATACATCTGAACCGGGAACTGCAAGTTCAGGATGGTTACAAGTTTCAAATTTACCTGCCCCATGGTACTTTTTAGGGAATGAAGGTTATCCTTTAGATTGGGAAGTTACACATAATGGAAATACTTGGAAAAACAATAATGCTAATAACACTTGGGAACCGGGTGTATTTGGTTGGAGTATAATTTAAAAACTAGAAACTATGAAAAGATTAATTAAAATTTTGGATTTATTTAAGCTTGTTCCTGACAAGCAATTACATTTTTCTTGGGGAGATAACATAGCTTTTATTGTTATGTGTGTATTGATGCTTGTACCAACAACTTTAAGGCTTTGGGAGATATGTCTTTTAGGAGTTATTGCTGCTGTGTTTGCCGGAATTGCAAAAGAAATTAAAGATGCTTGGGAAAAAGATAATAAGCCTGACTACAAGGATGCCATTGCTACTTCATTAGGAGGAGTATGGGCTGTAATAAAAATATTATTTTTATGTTTTTTATTACAATAAGATAGTGCTACATATTTTTAATAATCTTAAATTTACACACTAAAATGTTACTAATGTTTATCAAAGACCTCTTTTATAGTACTATCTTAGTAGGGTATGAGAATACTTCTGTACAAGATAAAGTTCTATATGCTAGTAAAGTAGTTATAACCTTTTCTCCTTTAGCCTATCTTTTAAGTGGCTTTGATACTTGGTTTGCAGATAACTCTCAATTTTTTGTAGGTATCATATATGCTCTTATTGCTAATGTTATAATAGGAGGATGGTATCATTACAAAGCCGGCTCTTTTAAATGGAAACTTTTTTTCTATAAGAATATAGAAATGTGGATAATTATTCTTTTGACTTACCCTTTATTAGAAGTAATGAACTACATAGTAAAAGAATATGCCATAGGAGAATTGTTTAAAATTGTCATTCAATTAGCCACTTTACTTTATCCTATTTCAAAAATTTTGAAAAATATTTATATCCTTTCTAATAGACAATTTCCTCCGGCTTTTATCATGGAAAGAATTTATAACTTTAAGAAAACAGGAGACTTAGAATTCTTAATTAATGGAAGAAGAGATAATGATCAACATGATATTCCTAGAGCAGAAGACTATTCTAAAGCACCTGATATAAAGGATTTAGAATAATTTAATTTTTCATAAAATATTTTCCATACATTTGTAGTATGGAAATAGCTCAAAAAATACAAGTTCCCTTTAATGACCTTGCTTTTGAAGAAAAAGAGCATAAATATTTTGTTAAGGGAACTCCTCTAAAAACTTCTGTATCAGGATTAATATCTAAATACTATTCTAAATTTGATGCAGAAGCTATTGCTCCTTACTCAGCTAAAAAACTAGGTATCTCTACTGAAGAAGTTCTTCAACAATGGAAAGATATAAATCAGGAATCTAGAGATAGAGGGCATAGAGTTCATACCTTTGGGGAAAGATATCCTTATGATAGGAGTTTAAAGCCATCTTGTCTTCAGGAAGAGGCTATTGTAAAATTTTGGCAAGAGCTTCCTTCTCATATAATTCTAGTAAGTGTAGAGCTTAGAATGTATCATTTTTTACATTTATTTGCCGGTACTGCTGATATTATTCTTTTTGATACTATAAAACAAGAATATATTATTGCTGATTACAAAACCAACAAAGACTTACATAAGAACTATCAAGGTCAAACTATGCTTGGGCCTTTTCAGCATCTTTTAGATTGCCCTTTAAATCACTATGCTTTACAACTATCTTATTACCAAATACTCTTAGAACAAATAGGAGTAAATGTAAGTCAGAGAGTAATTGTTTGGTTAGGTTTGGATGGTAATTACACTTTGTTTACAACAGAAGATTTAACTAATGCCTTAAAACAAACCTTGAACTAATGTTAATAGAAGCCTTTATAGATAGAATAGAAGCCTTATATGCTAAGGGAGTTCCCTCTGATGAGAGTAGCTTGTCTCCTAGACACATTTATCTTAAAATGAAATCTGTAAGGATGCAATTACTTACTCAACAGATTAAAAAAAGACAAAAGTTAAGTGATTGGAATTACACAATTTTACCTTGTGTAGAGCTTATAAAAGTTCCTAGTCATGAATGTGCTTGTCTTGGAGAAATTGGTTGTGATGTTTATAGAACTAAATACCCTCTTCCTAAGATTATTACTGATTCTAATAAACACTATATAGACTTTGTAATGACTGTTGATAGTGGAAAAAGACTAGAAGAAATTTCTAGAGAAGGAGTTTTGTATTTAAAAGGAAACAAATACACTGCTAATAAACCAAAGTATGTAATTGAAAATGGACACTTATATTTCCCTGTAAAGAAATCTCCGGGAATTGTAAAAATTAAATTTCTTGCTGAAGATCCTATTGAAGCTAAGACATATCCTTCTTTTTGTGATGATTGTCAAGACTGCATTGATTGTACTCCTATGACTAAATATGAATTTCCTATAGATGGAAATCTTATAGAGACTTTGATTACTCTTTGTAAAGAAGAATTACTTGGAGAATTTAACAGGGCTTTAAAAGATACTAATAATGATTCTACAGATAATCAGAAAAGACAAGAAGAATAATGTACAAAACTGAATTAAATATAAGGTCTGCCTATAAAGAGTATAGTAAAGAGTCTTCTAATCCTGTTGAATGTAAAGAGTTTGTCTCTATTGCTAATGAGTATATGAAGTTTCTTTTTGAAAAAGTCCTTGAAGGAGAAGAAGTAACTCTTCCTGCTAAAATGGGAACCTTATTAATCACAGGTAGAAAAAGAGCTTTAAAGTTCAATAAAGATGGAGTACCTATGTTACCTCCTAATTGGGGAGCAACTAAAAAGCTTTGGGAAAGAGACCCTGAAGCTAAGGCAACAAAAAAAGTTGTGTACTGTCTTAATGAGCATACTAATGGAGTTAGTTATAAAATCAATTGGTCTAAAAATAGGGTACCTATAGAAAATAAGATTTACTATAACTTAATAATGGTAAGAGAAAATAAAAGAGCTGTTAATAAGAAAGTCACAAAAGAGAAAAAAGAGTATTTAATTAAAACTTAAAATTATGTCAGAAGCAATATTAAATGCAGAGTATGAAAGCAAAAAAGCTTTTACTCTACCTGAAGGAGCTGTTATTATTAAAAAATCTGAAACTATCTCTGTGAGAGAAATAGAAAATGGTTTTATTCTAAGAAAGTCCTATGACATTAAATGGAAAGCTGCAGATGGAGATGATACTCAGTATGAGTATTTTTCTAAAGAGTGGCACTCAACCAAAAATCCTTTATCTATAACAATGCCAAAGGAGAAATCCTTAGCAGATAAACTAGTTTAATCATGCCAAAGAAGTATAATTATGTAACTGTTGATACTATCCTTTCTAAATATCTCAGAGATTTTAGAGGGGGAGATTTCAATGAAGATGATGCTTTAGAGTGGATTGGAGAAGCTTTAGGTTTTATTAAAGCCCCTAATCTTTCTGAGGAAGCTATTGCTTTTCTTGAAGTTAAGAATTATCAAATCAATGTTCCGGAAGGATTACATTATATTATACAGATAGCTAAAAACAATATGTGGTCTGCTGAAGAAACTTCTGCTTGTACTCCTAGTAATATTGTTAGTGAACTTGTTTCAGATCCTAGTTGCTCAGATTGTAGCCCATGTGGAGGGAACTCAAACTTAGTTCCTGTAAATTGTCAAGGAGAAATAATAGGAGACACTGAAGTAGCTTACTATAGACCTTACTTTGACTTACAATATGAGTACACAGATTGGGCAAATTCTAAAGGGTACAGAACTAAATTTACTCCTGTTAGACTAGCTGACCATACTTTTTTTAATACTTTGGTTTGTCAAACTGAAGAAACAAAAGGACTATACTCTAATCACAATAATTATGAAGAATACTCTATAATTCAAAATCAAATTAGGTTTAGTTTTAAAGAAGGGTTTGTAGCTGTTGCTTATGTGAGAACTAAACTAGACCCTGATACAGGCTATCCTATGGTGCCTGATGATGAATCTGCCAAATCAGCTATAACTTATTACCTAGCTTGGAAAACTAAGCAGAGAGAAGCTTATAATCATAGAGAAGGGGCTAAGCTTTTAGCAGAAGAAGCAGAACAAAGATGGTTGAAGTACTGTAAACAATTTAGAAATGCCGGCAAAATGCCTTATGGAATTGATGATTATCAAGATTTATTAGAACAATCTACTTATCTTATCCCAAGAAAAGGAAGATATTATGATTTCTTTGGTAATCTTTCTAGAATGGAAGACAGAACTTTTACTGATCCTGACTTTAAAAATAAATTTACAGTAGGTCACAGACCTCATTATACATATTAATTATGGCTAAAGAAGAAAAACAAAATCCTAACTCACAAGTAACAGCTTTAGGAGGGTTAAATACTGATACCTCTTTAGTCAATCAACCTCAAGGAACTACAAGATTTGTTTTCACAGGAGTAAATGAAACTAATGAAGGAAACTTAGATAAGATTTCTGTTGAGGAATCTAATGAGATTTGCTATGTCCTTCCTGTAGGATACATTCCTTTAGGAAAAGTTTATATAGGAGAAGAAAATAAACTTCTATTTGCAGCTAATACTAGCGGAGATTCTTTAATACTTATCTTAGATAGAGAAAATACTGTAATTTCTACAATAGATGATAGTGCACAAACTGAAAAATTAGGTTTTTCTATTTCTCAACAAATTGATGCTACCTTTAGATTAAGAAGAGGTTGTGAAAGAACTGTATATTGGATTGATCCTAAACCTAGATCTGTAGTATTAGATAAGCTAGAAGACTTTAAAAATCCTTTGACAGGAGAGTGGGATATATCTAAATTCTCTTTAATCAAAACCTATAAAAAAATACCTAAAGTTAATAATATTGAAGTAATAGATGGAGGAGGACAACTTGCTCCGGGAAGCTATAACTTCTCTATTAGATATTTAGATGAGGATTTTAATCCTACAGAGTTTGTAACTAGTACTGAAACTATTAGTATTTATAACTCAGCTCTATCTTCTTCTTATAAAGAAATTAGAGGAGCTACCAAAAAACAAGAAGTTTACACTAACTATGAAAATAGTAATAAATCTATTAAGCTTACTTTAGACCCTGAGAGTCTTGATACTACTTTTCCTTTTTATCAAATAGCAATTACAGAGGCCAATACCGGTATAGGAATTATTTCAGATACTAAGTTTACTTCTGAAATTTCTACAAGTCAACCTATTTTTTATTACACTGGCACTAATTTTCAAAGCTCAGGCTCTCAAGAAGAAGTTACTCTGTTTAATAATATTATAGAAAAGGCTCAAAGTATTGAACAAATTGAGAATACTTTAATTCTTGGAAATACAGAAGGGAAACAAATCAATTATTGTAAGCTACAAAAATATGCTAGTTTAATTAGTGCTGATTTAGTGACTAAAGAAATCTTTATTTCTGTAAAAGATGAAGGAAACTCTAAAGACCCTGCAGCTCATTTCCATGGTATAGGTTATATGCCGGGAGAAATTTATGGTTTTGGTATTAATTTTATCTTAGAAGGAGACAACCAAGTTACTCCTACTTTTCATATCCCGGGAAAAAGCCCTTTAGCAGCTTTAAATCAAATGTACAGTATAGGTGCCAATGTGTATCCTATGTCTAATGTTAAAAACCAATGTCAAAGTACTAGATATACTGATATTAACTCTTGTGATTCAGGAGATTTATGGGGTAAAGATATAGAAGGAGAAGACCTTAAAGATGAACTTGTAAGACATCATAGATTTCCTTTAAGAACAGATTATGGAATTCCTTTTGTAGAAAAGATAGATGCAGAGAGTACTGAAATAAATACTGTAGTAAGAAACATTAGAATTACAGCTACAAAAGAAGATGCAGTAATTCCTTTAATATGTCCTGCTAGTGATGCAGCTTGTCTTCCTACAGATGAAGTTATGGCTGATTTTGGAGATCCTGTTACAGGGGCCGCATTTCAATTAGAATTAAACTATCAAGAGAATTTTGAGCCTAGAACTTTTACTGAAATCATAGACCCTTTAAATTATCTAGGGGAAGTGGGAGGAGCAACAACTGCTAATGTTTCTTATAATTCTGTTACCGGAACTATATTTTCAACTTTAGTTACAGTCACTTCTTTAAATGAAGTGTTTGAAGCTCCTACAGCTCCTAACCCTGTTACTTTAACTCTAGGAATAAATGCTATTACAGGCTTTCCGGAATATACCGGAACTTCTTTAATTACAGGACTTACTTATGTATTAACTGTAGGGATAGCTGAACTAGATTCTAAAGAAGATTTATACAAAGCCAATATTTTTGGTATTAAATTTTCTAACATTCAACTTCCTTCTTTAGCAGATACAGGAGGCTACAAAGTTATTGGATACAACATAGTTAGACTTGAAAGAAAAGAAGAAGAGAAAACTATCCTAGATAGTGCAGTGCTTCTTCCTACTATCAAAGAGAAAAATTTTGTTTCTCAAGGATTACTATTTCCTCAATATGTTGATTCTACAGAAGAAAACATCAAACTTAAGAAAGACATATTAGGTTTTATTTCTCCGGAACATAAATTTAATAATAAGAAGTACTCAACTTTTACTGAAATTGTTCAACAAGGTAGATTTAGAAAAGATGAGGTCATTAAAAGTAGAATTAAAATCCATGATGTAGCTCCGGGTTCAGGGTATGTAGATGGTAAACATAAAGATGGAGAAAGAGATATTGATGGATTTTGTCTTCATGTTAAAACTAGAGATAACTTCAGTACTTTCCTTCCTAGTAAAGACTTCATTATAGCTAATGCAGATATAAATGAAATCTTTTATCTAGATGCATTAGAAGAAAAGAATATTGAAGATAGTCAAGAAGCAGGGGTAAATGTATTTAACCTTGCTTGTGATAATAAGATAGGTATTCTTTCTTTAAAAGATTTGTACTCTTTCAATAATATAGCTTCTTTAAACTATGTTTATCTTTCAAGAGATAATGCAGAGCCTTACTCTAATTTTAGAGTAGACCCTTATTATCTAGATACAAAGAATCCTGTTTACTTTGGAGAAGATACTACTTCTAGTGTAGAGGTTTTTAATGGAGATTCTTACATTAATTCTATTAAATATGTAAACAGTATTTACTATGATACTAGAATGAAACAAAGAGCAGGGAAGACCAATGCTTTTAGTTATGTTTTAGCTGCTGTTCTTGTTATAGCTGCTATTGCTATCACTATATTTAGTGCCGGTACAGGATCAATTATAGGAGCTGCTTTAGTAGGAGCTGCTGCAGGTCTTGTAGGAGGAGCTACAGCCTTAGTTCTTTCAGGTGTAAAACAAGATGCTTGGAATAAAGCTTACAATACCTTATACAAACAAGGTCTTAGAAATACTATCTCAGATAACTTTTTAGAAAGAGATTTAGACCCTTTGAATGGAGAAGATAGAGGTAATTTAAAAAATCCCCATGATGATGAAATTCAGTGGTTAGGAGAAGCAGTTAATCTTTGGTTTGAATCTGCAGTTAATATGGGATTAAGACATGGGGCCACAGATAATACTCCTGACTTTTTAGATGCTCCTAGTTCAGTACAACAAGGAACAAGCTATTCTGAATGGAATAGAGAATACTTTGGAATTAATTCTGTAGGCTCCGGAAGTAAAAGAATTGAAGGAGGAACTAGACAAGAAGATATTATTCCTACTAATGCCTTGGATTTTCACATGTTCAATAAACTTACTTATGCTGATGCAGAAAAGAAAAGTGGGAGAGCTTATGTGGGAATAGCTTTAGCAGAAATGTATCTATTAAATCCTGACTATACTAGAAGAAACAAACAAAAAATCTATAATGCACTTGGCCCGGAATATGACTGTTGCTCAGATTGTGTAGAAACTTTTCCTCATAGATGGTATTGGTCAGAACAATCTTTTCAAGAAGAATTAACAGATAACTTTAGAACTTTCTTACCTAACAACTATAGAGATTTAGAAGCTGAAACAGGAGCTATTACAGATATTTTTAGAGTTAAGAATAATTTGTATATCCATACTGAAGAAGCTTTATGGCATTGTCCTCAGACTTTTCAAGAAAGAGTTACTTCTGATATTATTTCTTTTATTGGAACAGGGAGCTACTTCTCTATTCCTCCTAGAAAAATAGTAGATGATGCTAATTCTTCTGCAGGCAGCACTCATAAATGGGCAAGAATTAAAACTAAATATGGAGTTTTATTTCCTTCAGGAAAAGAGAAAAAATGGTATTTATTCAATGGAGAACAACTTCAACCTATTAGTGATAAAGGGAATAGTAGTTATTTTAGAAACAATATGAATTTTAATATTGAAGATTCTTACTATCTTACTAATAAAAAGAACTATCCTTATTCTAATAACCCTTCTAATCCTATGGGAGTAGGCTTTGTTTCTGCTTATGACTCTAGTAAAGAAAGGTTTTTAATTACTAAAAAAGATTTCAAGATCAGTAATCTTCCTACTCAAGCTTATGAACTTTGTTCTGAGGGAACTACTCCTATTCTATTTACTAATATGGCAGCCACTATTGCTGCAAGAGCTTTAGATGGTTGGGTATATTTAGGAATAGAAGATTGTAAAATGAAGTTTGAAAGAACTACCTATGTAGAAGATTTTGTGACTGTAAATCAATTCACAACTATTCCTAATGACTTGGATATCTATTATTTTATGGATACTTCAGGCTCTTTCCTTGCTGCTGACTTAGAACAAATTGAAGATAGCTTGTTGGCTTGGGTAGATGATACTCTAGTTCCTACAGGATGGGTAGGAACTATTACTAGAGTAGATAGTGCTACAGAAAAATGGTTAGCTTTCCCATCTGAAATTCCTTTATTAGATAGAGGTAAAGTATTATTAATCTCATTTGTCAATGAAGCTCAAGGAATACAAGGAGGAGGAGAGTATCACACTACTAGCCTTAATCTTACAGGACAACCTACTGCTAAATACATAGCAGATTATAATGCTTTTGTAACTAGTATTCATCCTACTTATGAGCAATTTATAGGAATTAATTATCCTATAGCTACAGTAGGAGCTTCTAAACCTTTTATTTTGCATGCTCTTGCTGCTGTAAAAGGACAGGATTATACTTTAGAAGAAGCAAATGAAATACCTTTCAATCAATTCTTTAGTGGCCCGGAATGGAGTACTTTAAAAACTGAGCTACAGACAAATCCTTATAACTCTTTATTAGATCCAAATAGTGAACCCGGCCTTGAGCAATGGGGTTGGCTAATTAAAGCTGATAGGAGTAGTGAAGGTAGTGCCGGGACTATAGATTGTCCTGCTAGTGAGTTAATCATATCTCCTTGTCAATTTGCATTAGATATGAATGAACTTCTTAGTGCCCAATTTACTGTTGAAGAAGTTATAGTAAGTGTTCTTACTCCTACTACTGAAGTAGAGTATGAGTTTGGGTTAGCTTTTATTCCGGAGTATGTAAACTCTAGTTGGACTATGAGCTACTCTTTAAAGAAACAAGAATGGGTAGGATGGCATCCTTATCTTCCTAGTTTTTATTTACATGACCAAGAAAGAGTTTATTCTTGGATTCAAGGAAATAGAAATATTTTTAGACATAATAGAAAAGGACATTATGGTAATTTTTATGGCACTCAATACCCTTTTATTATTGAGTATGTAGATAATCCTAATCCTTTAATGACTAAGATTTGGGAAATGCTTTTGTTTCAAACTGAAGCTTCTAAATTTGATGTGGCTTCTCAAGAGTTTATAGATTTACCGGAGATTACTTTTAATAAAGTTTTATTCTATAATTCAGAACAAATAAGTGGAGTCTTAGATTTAATTTTTAAAAATAAAACTAATCCTAACTATTTATTTCAACAAACTCAAAATGCTATTATATCTGACCAAAGTATTCTTCTTGATAAGAATGAGAAAGATTGGACTATAAATGATTTAAGAGATTATAGAACAAATATCTTGGTACCTATGTTCTTAAAGAATCTAGAAGCTTTACAAGCTAACTATTATGCAGACAAAATAGTTAATCCTGCTGCAATAAACTTTGCAAAAGATTGGACTCAACTTGAGAGTTTCAGAGACAAGTTCTTGGTAGTAAGATTAATATTTGATACATTTGCTGATGTTAAGTTAACTTTTGATTTTGCATCTTTGGCTAAAAACAATTCAGAAAGATAAAGGATAACCTTTAAAAAAGTAAAGAGTATTATGAAAAAGAAATGTTCAACTAGAAAAAAATATGGTAATGGAACAGGTAATCAAGGAATTGATACTTCTAACTATATCCCTGACCCTTCTGAAGTTTTAAATGATTACAACATCATGTTAGCCAAAACTGATTTAGAGGCTTCCACAGATCCTTTACTTCCTGTTGTTGCAGGTATTGGAGGATTACTTTCTTCTGCTTTGCCTAGCTTTCAAGAAGCTGCTTTACCTAAGCCGGCCACTGCTGCTCTTGGAAATTCAGGAGTAGAAGCTGATATTGAAATGGAAGGAGGAGAAATTATAGAAACTCCTGCAGGTCAAATTGAAGAACTACAAGGCCCTTCCCATGAACAGGGAGGTATACCTATGAAAGTGGGAGAAGATGTTCCTCAAGGCACTGTAGTTTATTCTGATAGATTATCTCTTGCCGGTAAGACTCTAGCTGAAAGAAAAGCAATTAGAGAAAAAAAATTAGCCAATATTAATAAAAGTATTGCAGGCCCTCAAGTAGACTTAGCTTTAAAAAATTCAGCTCAAAGACAAATCCAAAGCATTGAAAAAGAAGAGGCAGGAGATTTAAGCTTTCAAGAAAAGATAAATAACATGCAAGCTCTTGCTGACAATATGATTAAGGCTTTTGGTACAGGAGCTAAAGGAGTTCAAAAAATGGCTACAGGTACAGGAGCCACAGGAATAGGAGGAAAAAGAATTATAGGGTATGATGAAACAGGAAATGCTATTTATGAAGAAAGCTCTACTAGAATGGATGATCCAAATTATATAGCTCCTACAGAAGCTAAAACAGACTTTTCAGGAGTAATGGATACAGTAGGAGATATAGTTCCGGGACTTGGAGATGTTACTAAATTAATTGGTAATTATTTGGGAAGTACTGCAGGAATTAAAACTGCCAATGAACAAAGAAGTACTGATATTACTCATACAAATGTTTTTGCTAATGCCGGCAAAGATGCTATGAAGTTTCTTGATGAATCTGCAGGAGCTATAGAAGGACAAAAAGCTCAAGCTATTTCTAAAATGACTGCTAATACTAGAGGAGGAAAAAGAGGAGCTAGAGGTTCAGCTAGAGGAGTAAATCAAATGAGAGCTACGGATTGGTTATATGATACTGCTTTATCTCAAGGCATAGCAGATATTTCTACAAATACTGCAGCTCAAATAGCTGCTCTTTCAGGACAGAAAGCTCAAGTAAGCCTGTCTGCTGATGAATTAAAAGGAAAAGGTAAACAAGTAGCAGATGCTTCAAATGAAGCTGCTAAGGATGCTTATTACACTGCATTAGGATTAGGAAGAAAAGACCAAGCTTCAGGAGTACAACAAACAGGAAAAGATTTGAATGATATGGCTCAAAATGATATAATTACTAATCTGTTACAACAGTTAGGAAAATATGTCACAGTAGATGCTCAAGGAAATGTTTTAGCTAAAAATACAACTAAGTAATTATGGGACAGTACTATAAAGGAACAGAGGCAACCTTTCTTGATGATGCTATGTTTAAAGCACCGGCAGATTTAATTGAATCTATCATAACCAAGAAAGATAAAGAAATCCAAACAGATGTAGATGCTACAAATGCTTTGGCAGAACTTCTTAATGCTCAATCTTTAAAAGTAGATGAACCTAGACTTCAACAAAAACTAAGAGATTATCAAGATGAAATTGATGGAACTGTCCAAAATATTCTTAAGGACCCCTTAAACTATGATACTCAAGGTCTTCAAAAACTGAGAAGAAAACTTAACTCAGATTGGAAGACAGGAGAAATAGGAGCTATACAAGAAAACAGAGATGCTTATTTAGCTTGGGTTAAAGAAGAAGAAGCTAAGATAAAAGCTAACCCTGATTTATATGAAGGCAATCAATTTGAAGCTCTTAAAGCTAAGAAACTTGCTGAGTTTGCAGGGACTAATTATGCCGGGCCTAATCAGTATGGACAATTTCAAGGAGAAGAGGTCTTAGGAATGAAAGCTACTTTACCTGTTCTTGAAGAGCTTATGAAAGGAGCTATTGAAGATAAAAATAGTACAGTTAAATGGGATAGTGATAAAGGAGAATGGAATGTCAAAGGAGAAAGAACTGAAAAATTCTTTTCTCCGAAACAGCTTCAAAAAATGTATGAAGGATATTTAGAAACTAATCCTAGCTACTTACAAGCTATTAAACAAAGAAATCAACTAGGCTTACCGGGATGGGAAACAGCTTTAACTGAAGAAGGAGCTTTAAACTTTGATAAAGGAGGCTTCTTCAAAGAAAGTATGGATTTACTCCAAGATAAATATGGAGGAAAACAAACTACTAAATCTGATAGCAAAACTATGAATGCTTTAGGATTAGATGCAGCTAGAGAAGAGGCTGACACTTTCAATGTAGATACTACTGTAAAAAATGTTTATACTTCTTACTCAGGAAAGACTATTTCTCAATTTAATGAGAATGTTAAAACTGCTAAAGCTACTATGGCCAATACTAAATCTAGAGCAGCTCAATTATATTTAGATTCTCTAGGAGGAATTCCTTTATCTCAATTAACTATTCAACAAAAAGCTCAATTAAAACAAATTGAAAGAGGAGATTTCTCTAGTGTAGCTAATACTCCTGAAGGACAAACTATTATAAAAGAATATAAAACTGCTACTAATAGAAATGCTGTTCTCAATGCTACTCTAATTCAATTTAAAGCTGATAATCCGGGAATGGATCCTACTAATCCTAAAGACACTAAAGCTATTGCTCAGTTCAATGATTGGTTAATGGAAAATGGAAAAAACAAAGAAGCTAATGTAAACATGGGATATGGAGTTACAGATATTGTAAACAAAGATCAAAAGAAAGTAGCAGAACATTTCTTCAATAATGGACTTCACATGGACACTAAAATAACTCTTCCTCAAGGTTTTAAAATTAAAGGAGTAGATGTAGGAGGAGATGAAAGAACTTTAAATGATTTAAAAAACCAAGGTTTCTTTAAAGTAGAAAAAAAAGAAACAGGAAGAAGTATGGATTCAGATTTTAATGAAATTGTTACTTACACAGATGGAACTCAGATTATTAATTTTACTACAGGTAAATCAGGAGTTATCCCAGTAATGGCTAAGAATGATTCTAATGAAATAGAATACCAATTTAATGTAAATATAAATGGTACACAAGTTGGGGCTAGAGCAAGTAATATCAGTACTAAAGATGTAAACAAAGTCTTTGAAGGAAGACAAGGAACTATTTTAAGTGCTCAAAGATTTTTAAATAAAACTCCTGATATTATACTTCCTATTCCTAATAGTAATTTAACCTATTATGGAAGAGATGTAATAGAGAATGGAAAAGTGAAAAGAAGAAAAGGAACTATTAGTGATGGAGTAACTACAATAAGTGTAGATGATGAAGATGCATTATTCGCTGTTGGAAAAGCTTTAGGATATTAAATTTTTTAATACCTTTACCATCATTAATTTTACTTACCATGTCAGGAAAAAAAGAACTTACTATTCAAGAGTTATTTAATAGAGCTGCAAAAAAACAAACTGCTCAAGGGCCAACTCCAACTATTTCAGGAGCTAATGTAATAGCAGGAAGTCAAGGAGCTACAGATAGTCAAATTGCAGAGGCAAGTTCCAAAGGAACTTATGGAGAAAGACAAAAAGTTCTTTCAGCTCCTTCTAAGGAAGCTATTTCCATGGAGAAAAGAAAGCTTGAAATTGAAGTAGCAAAAGAAACTGCTCAACTTGAAAAAGAAGCTGCTCTTGATGTTGTTCCCGGTACTTTAAATGCTACTATCAAAGAGCAAGTAAAAGATGATGATAAATTTGTAGAGATAGTAAAAAAAGGAGAAAAAGTTGAAGCTAATCTAGCTGAAGCTTCTAAAAAGAATACTGACTTCTTTGATGGAAATGGATTTAATCTTTTTGCTCCTGCTTATAAACTTTATGATTTATTTGCAGAAGAAAAAGATAAATTAGGTAGAGGAAAAGAGTATGATGTAGCTAAAGCTGAGAAAGCTCAGTACTTAGAAGAGATTAGACCCTATACTGAAACTCACAATAAATTCTTAAAAGCTGAAGTAGAAAGACTTGAAGCTGAAGAGCAAGAAATTAGAAAACAAAAAATAGAATTAAGTCAACAAACTAATATTCCTACTATTTCTTCTTCTGCTTTTATGCCAATAGGAGCTAAATTAGAAGCTGAACAACAGACTAGAACTCCTGAACAAATAGAATTAGATAAAAAACAAAATCTTAAAAGAAGCACTAGAATTCTTCTTGCTCAAGCTCAAAGCAAACTTAATGACTTCACTACAGGAGAGACTTCTATATGGAATGGTATTGGTAATACCAATAGAGACCTTGCTACTGTAGGGCTTTCTTCTATGACTACAGACCTTGAAGTTTTAGGAGTAGTTAATAAAGCTGAAAAAGATAGAACTCCTGAAGAACAAGAACTCTTAACTGCTTATGCTAGAAAAGCTGAAGTAGAGAAATTAGATTTATTCCAAGATGAGTTTTGGTACAGAGCTGCAGAAGGCACAGGACATTCTCTTGTGTTCATGGAGTCTATGTTACTTACTAGAGGAGCAGGAGGAGCTGTAAGACAAGCTACTCAAAAAGGAATGCAAGGAGCTTTAAAGAAAACTTTATCTGAAACTATAAAAGGATCTTTCAAAAGAAAATTAGGAGTAGCTTTAACTCAAAGAGCAATTCCGGCTTCAGTTGAAATAGGAACTCAAACTTTACTTTCTCCTACTACTTATGCTAGTATGGTTAAAGAAAAATTAGGAGATGTAAGTATTGTAAAAGATATTGATGGGAAAGAAAGAGTTGTAGTTAATGATGAAGCTTTCAAAGCTTTTGAAAAAGAACACTTCTTAAACAAAGAATATATTGAGTTTCAGAAAAATAAAATCTTAGGTAAAGGAGAACTTACTCCTAAAGATGAAGAAAATTTAAAAATGTTAGACTCTAGATTAAAAGATTTAGACTCTACCTTAGAACAACTTAGACCTAAATCATGGTTTGAGTCTTTTGCTTATGGGGCCACAGAAACTGCAAAGGAATTTGTAGCTGAAAAATATGTTGGTAGAATTGGAGATAAACTAGGAGCAAGTAAGTTTGTTCAAAAAGGCTTATCTAAATTACCTTTTGCTAAAACTAGAAAATTTTTAAATGAGCAAATTGTCTCAGGACAAGATGTAATCAATAAGAGTTTCTTAGGGACTTTGAGTAGTAAAGCTATGTATCACACCGGAGCCAATAAAATCTATAATGGATTACCCGGGGAGATATTAGAAGAGATTGCTGTACAAGCTACTCCTACTCTTAGATTTGAAAATTTTGGACAGGAGTATCTAAATCAATTAGCTGAGCTTACAGAGCCGGCTTTCTATGCTGATGTGGTAGGACAAACTCTATTGATGTCAGGAGGAACTACTACTTTAGGAACTGCAGGAAACATTGCTAATTATAAAAAAAGAAAACAGTTTTATAATGATAGAAGAGAAATCAGAAATGCTTATAAAAATATTGACAAAGCTATTACTGATGAAGATTTAGCAGAAACTATTTTAATGGCTTCTGCCGGCACTTCTTTTAGTCAATTAGATTATAACTATAAGATTGCCAAACTAAGAAAAGAGAATAAGCATGAAGAGGCTAATGCCATTGAACAGAAGAAGTTTATGACCATGGCTGTAAAAGCTATTGAAACTAATACTTTGGATGAATTTGAAAAAGCTTTATCTAAACTATCTAGTAATACTGATACTCAATTTAGCACTGAGACTGCTGTAAATATTGGTTTGGCCAAAGCTAAAATTGAAGAAATTAAAAAGACTTATGCTCAATATAGTAATAGAAGTAATGTAGGTAAGATTCTTGATTTAGCTACTCAAAAGATAGCTCTTAAAGAATCAGTACAAAACTTAGATAAAGAGCTAGATACTCAGAGAGCTTTAGCTAATGAAGAGTTAGAATTGCTTATGCCTGAAAGAGCTAGTGAATCTTTAGCTCCTATTGTTTTAGATATTGATAGCATAATAGATGAAACTGCAGATACTCCGGAACTTCAATCTGAAGTAGACAGATACTTAGACCTTATTGACAAGACAGCTAGTCCTGCCATTAAAACTTACATTTCATTACTTGAAGCTAAAGAGAATACTCAAGCTGCAAGAAGAATGGTAATGAAAGAATACAATGAACAAGTAAGTCCTGAATTTGAGGTAAGTGCCCAAAGAATTAAAAGTGTTCAAAGACAAATAGCTGATACTGTTAATTTTATTGAAAAAAATAATATATCTGAAGCTGCTTCTTTAGATTCAACAGGAAGAATAGTTTGGACAGATTCTTTTGTAGAGGATATCTTTAAGAAAGTAGATACTAAAGGAATATCTAAAGCTAAGCTAGATCAATTAAAACAAGGATATAAAAATATTGCTAAGAGTCAAGCTCAAATTAGAAATGCCGGGGCCTCAACTAGGATTGCAAATTTATATGACCAAGCTTTAATTGAAGCTAAAAAACAACCTGTTACTCCGGAACCTATTACTTCAACTAATGAAGTAACTGATGCTACCCAAGAAGTTGATACTCAAGTACAATATGAAAAAGAATTAAGTGCTATTAAAGAAGGTCTTTTAGATCCTATGATTACTCAAAGTCCTGAGATTGATGAAGACTACCTTTTCCAAATCCCTTCTTTTGCTAATGCCTTAAAAACAAAAGAAGGAGAAATTACTATTTCTGATGTAAAAAATATTACAGGAATAACTTCTGATGTTCTTGCTCAAAAAATAATGGGTTCTATCAATGCTAACCTTAAGGCCACAAGGCCTACAGAATTAGCTCAAGAAGAAGTTGTACAAGAAGCTCAAGAACAAGTAGCTCAAGCTGTAGTTAGTTTACAAAGTCAAGTAGAAAATATTATCAATCCTGTACAAGAATTTCCTGATTATCTTCAAGTTGAAGAGGATTCTTTAGATTTAGACCCAACAAGCCTAAAACCATTAGGAGTTGAAGGATTGACTCCTGAACAAATTAAAGCTTTAGGAGTATTTGCCAAAGATGCCTTCAATCAAGTAAAACAGTACTCAGGAGTAGAGCCTACTTTTAAAGATTTTGTTCATTACTTTATAAGATTTGCAGGCAAAGAAAAAGCTGAAAATTCTTTTGAAGCATACAAATTAGGTTGGGAAGTAGCTAACTTACCTTCAGCAAATTATACTGAAGTGTATGATGAAATTTTTGAGCCTTTAAAAAATACTTTTTTAGCAAGTCAAGCTCATATTGATTCTATATTTTCAACTACTCCTACTAGTCTAGCTACTGTTACAGAAGCAGTTGAAGATGCTAAAGAACAAAATAAAGTAATAGAAAAAGCTCAAGTTGAAACTGTTACTTTTAATGAAGAAAATGTTCCTGTTAAATCTGATAATGATAGAAGAATTTCAGGAGAAGCTTTGAGGTTAGGCTTTAATGCTATTAAATATGAAGAGCAAGAAATCTTAGATGAGCAAGGAAATAAAACAGGTAGATTTAAAAGAATAGCAGTATTAACTGATACTTTAAATCTACAAGATTCTGTTATTGATTTTAGAAGTCTACTTGACCCGGATAAAAATAATGCAGGAGATACTCTTAATGTAGGAGTAGTGCCGGAAACAGAGTGGAATACTATTCCTGTTTATGTAGGCAGAGATTCAGAACAAAAACCTATTATCAAAACTTTTGCTGAAATCTTTAGTGAAAAATTAATTGAGAACCCTAATTTTAGGGAGACTCAGGAGTTTATTGATATTGTTCCTGTAGTAGCTTATAACTCTAACAATAAACCTATAGCTCATATTCATGAGACTTCATGGTATAATATTTGGAATGTAAGTGATCCAAGTAAAAGAGATGGGGTTATAGACCCTACTAATGTTAGTATGTCTCATCTTCAAGCTATTGAAGAAGCTAAACAAACTGTTTCAGATTTTAGAAGTGCTATTGTAAACAAAGGAGTTAAAAAAATAACTATTCTTGAAAAGAAAGAAGGGCCCTTTTATACTATTGAAGACAGAAAAGATGAGCAAGGAAATGTTGTTGATTTTGTTTCTCTGAATGAAACTAATCCTCAAGCTATTGTAGCTGTACAAGGAAACCAAGGGGTTCTTGAAGTTGGAGATAAACTTCCTTTTGAAAATGAAAGTAGAGCCATTATCAATAAAGACCAAGTTTTCCAAAAAGGAAAAGGAGGACATATATGGAACTTAAGAAGAATTGGAACTAGCCCTGAAGGAAAACAACTTTGGAGAGCCTTCAAATCTATGAATGCCAAGAATACTAAAGAACCTGCTAGAATCCCTGAAGAAGAATTAGAAACTGTAAGATGGGCATGGTCTGCTTACTCTTTCTTTGATACTCAAGTATTCCAAAATGGAGGAGCTATTATTCAACAAAATAGAGAAAAGCATGTAGTAGGTACTGCCTATGATATGGATGAAGCTAAAGCTAGAGAAATTATTCAAGCTATCAAAGATAATACAGGATATAACCTTATGAGATTTGAAGATGCAGATGCTTTCTTCAGCTTGTATTTCCATCCTAAAATTGGAAGACAAAGACAAGATTATGCTAAAAGTATTTATAGTACTGTAAATGGAACTGAGTTCTATCACAATGTAAATAGAAATGCTTTGAACAAAGATCCTAATATGGTTAAAATTGTAGCCGGAGAAGTTATTTCTTTAAATCAAAAATACAATGACTACCTAAAAAGTAAATACTATACTGGTGTTCTCTCTTTCAATATTGGGACTGCAGAAGAACCTAACTATGTTACTTCTATTCAACCTACTATTACTTTTCAGTATGACATGGAAGTAAAAGAAGAGACCCCTGTTACAGTAGTTGAAGAAAGAAAACTTGCTACAGAAGTTGAAGTTACCCAACTGAAACAAACAACATCTACAGCAGCTCAGTTAATTGCAGAGGCTAAGAAATTACAACAAGAATTAGGGTTTAAACCTCAAAGCACCTCTTTAGCTTTACCTTCTACTATGAAAGGTATTGATGCATTAAAAGATATTTTTAATTTGACTCCGGGGCTAGATATAGCTCAAGAAGCTCATCTATTGAACTTCATCTACAATTACATTAATACAGCTATTGGAATTAAGAAAGACTCTAAAGCTAATAAAAAAGAAGTCCTAACTGCTATTACTAATTCTTATAATGATATTGTACTTCCTTCTAAACAAAAGATAGATACTCTTAAAACTCAATTAGAGGCTTTAAAAGAAACTGATTTCAGTACAGAGCTTGCAGATACATTGGAAAACTTAAACTTTATGTCAAGAGTTTTAACCAATATTGAAAACAATTGGAATGTAAATAATATCAAAGCTACTCTAGAAGCTCAGGGAGTTCCTTATTCAGGTCAAAAAGGAATTATTGAGAAAGCTATGGAAGAAGTAGAAAAAACTTCTGATATCAAAGAAAAGCAACTTCAAAATGATTTAGAAGACAAAGAGAAAGCTGATGAAACAAGTGATGAAGGAGGAGAAGCTTTAAAAATTAAATCCTTTGAAGACAATGCTTCCTTAACTGAAAATGGCAAGAACAAAACTTCTTATAGACTAAGAAGATTTATGTCAGGTATTTTAAGAGTTGATAGTGAAGGAAATCCTATCAAAGGGTTCTTAGGTTTACCTGAATACATCAACTACAATGAAGCTTATGATACCTTGTTTCAATTACTAGGTTCCGGAGTTTATATTGAGTCTGACTTTGTTCTTATGAAAGCCAAGATTCTTGAGATGAAAAAAGCTCAACCTTGGGTAGTTGAATTAATGGAAAGATTTGATAAAGCTGATGCTCAGCTTAGAAATGAATTTGTAGTAAATTACAGAAAGCATGCTGTCTCTATGAAGTTTACTATGTATTCTTCTACTAAAGATGGAGCTAAGCTTAAAGTGTATGACACTAATGCTAATGAAGTCTCAAGAGTAATTGTAAAAGAGTGGGAAAATAACTTTAAACTTTCCCCTTTGGTTAATACAGTTGAGGGGAAATACCTTATCAATAAAGAGAAAGCCAAAGAACTTTTGGACCAATATAATTCTTGGGAAAGACAAGGCCACTTACAACCTGATAGTGTTGTAAAAGGTTGGTTATCTAATTTTGGTTTGAAATTCTCAGAAGGATATTGGGATGAATTAAAAAATACAGGTTTTAATTATGGAGGAGAAGCTATTCCTTATAATAGATCTTTTGAAGGAAACACAACTCCTATAGGATTGCTTGTAAAATATCTTGAGAATGTAGATAAACAAAAGGATTTGAACTTTGAAGAGAATGAGAAAGCTCATCCTTTTAAAGATATGAATGCTGTAATCAAAGCTTTATCTAAAGGAGAGAGCAAATACTCAGGTAAGATTTTGTCTAAGTCTTTCAGAGATGCTAAGAAAAGTATCTCAGGACTTACTCAACCTACTCATGCTACAGATAGAGTTGATGATTTGATTAGAGCTATTTCTTCAGGTAATACTGAATTGATAGACACTTTAAAATCTATTTCAATCACTTCTAATTCTACTTTATTAGAGTTACTTCAAAATGACACTGACTTCTACAAGAAATTAGAAATTAATCACTTAGGATTAACTTCTATTAAAGAGTATGCTAAAGAGAATTTTAACTCTGCTGCCATTACTGATTTGAACAACTTAGACCATGATTTAGCTAAGCTAGGTATGTTCCAAGATACTCAACAAGGTACTGTAGGAGCTGAAATAGGAGGCTTTAAGCTTAGAATGGCTAGAATGTTTTTACCTACTATGTCTGATAAAACTCAAATGCTTACAATGGCTACAGGAGTTTTTGATTTCATGTCTCAAAGCACTATTGCTTTTTACAAAAAAGATGGTGAATTAGCCTTCACCCCTGACTTAAGAGAACTTTTATATCAGAAACTAATCCTTCCTGAGATGAAAAGAATCTCTAAATTCCATAAGGAAGTAAAGTCAACTGATATTAAAGACTACGACAATGCAGCTCAGCTATTTAATTTCTTTCCTGCATTGAATATGTTGACAGATTCTAATGGAGACAGAATTACTAAACACCTTGTAGAACAAGATGTTGAGACTGTAGAAAAAGCTTATAAAGAACAATTAATTGATGTCATAGAAGCTACTATGCATTCCTTAGTTGAAGAGAAAAAAACTAAGCTAGCTCCTTTTGTTAATAGAGATGTAAGTGGTAAAGTAGATAAGGTTAAATTCTTTGATGCTAAGTACCTATCTAAAGGTAAAGGAAATCTAGAAGAGAACTTTGAAACTGCAGTTTATGATTTTGTATTAAACTCAGTCCTTACTAATGCAGATATGTTTACCATACTTGCAGGAGATCCTGCTTTGTATTCTCAAGACAAACTTTTCAAAGGGCAAGAAAGTCCTAATTCAGTTATTGAAGATAATTTCTATTCTACTTTTGCTGAGAAGCATGGTGTGAATATTGGTAAAAGACTTGCTTTATTAATTGCTCCGGGAAGGGTTCTTGCTCAATCTAACACAGCAGATGCTCAGTACCTTCAAGTATTCTTAAAAGACTCTGTGGATATTACAGCCAATGCAGATTATTTGATTACTCTATTTGCAGGAAAAGAAGCTCTTAGTGAGCCTTTATTTGAAAATGCTACTCAAACTGTAGCTGAGGCTTTAATTGAATACAGAGCCTCTGAAAATAATACTAGAAAGAGTGTTATTAGAACTGCTTTAAAAAATAAGTTTGCTGACATTGATAAGTTAGGAGATTACTTTGATATTGAGTCAACTGATGCACAGGAATATACTACTGTCAATGAACATTTAAAAGTTTTATTTTTAGATGGTAAATTATCTGAGGAAGACTACAACCAACTTTTAGCTAAAGTTGCTGAGGGACAAGTATTATCTAAAGAAGAATTAGGCCAAGTACTTCAACCTATTAAGCCTGTTTACACAGGACAAATATTTGAAAAGAATGATAAAGGAGAAATTAAAGGAGATGTAGCAAGAACTGTATACATCAAATCTTCTTCTTTTCCATTAATACCTCAACTTGTAGCCGGCACCAACCTAGAGAATTTGAAAAATTCTTTAGAAGCTTTAGAGAAAAAACATGGTAAAACTGTGAGAGCTTCTTATGAAACTGCTAATAAAGTAGGGTCTAAGATTAGTTCTGTTACTATTAATCCTGTGAACCTCAACACTGAAGAGAGTCTAGAAAAAGCTATGCTAGTTTTAGACAGAAAGAATTTCAGAATTCAACAAGATGTACCTTTCAAATCTGATAGTAAAAAAGAGGATACAGTAGCCATGGGAACTCAAATCTTTAAACTTTTATTTGGAGATGGAGTTATTGATGTTCAAGAAAAATCTTTTGAATATGAAGGAGCCATATATAATGGTAGAGAGTTGTATGAAAAATATAAAGATAACTTTGAGACCTTAGTAAACCTAAAGAAACAAGACCTATTCAAGGAATTAGGATTAAATGAAATAGGAGTTCCTATCAGTGAAGAAAAAACTATGAATAAGCTTCAGACTCTTTTACAGAAAGAAGCTGAAAGCAGAGACTATCCTTTGCAGGATATTAGAAGTTTAGGAATTGAAACTCTTTATGATAAAGCCGGTAATGTTTACTATGATTTTAAAACTCCTCTTTGGTTAACAACAAATAGTGATAGATTTGAATCTTTACTAAATGCTATTGTTACTAAAAGAATTATGAACCATAAGATGCCGGGTAATGCTTTTGTAGCAGGATCTGAAAATGGTTTCTCTTTCAAAAAAGACTTAACAGGGATAAATCAATCCCGAGTTATTTACTTTGATAATTTCAATGGTAAAGAACTTGAGGCGGCTCAATTAAATGAGGATGGGTCTTTGAAAAAAGCTCAAGTCCTTGTTCCTTCTAAGTTTAAAAATAAAGAAGGAAAGCTTATTGATTTATTTGCTACCAATGATGAAGGACAAAATATCTATGTGGAGAAAAGAGAAAATGGAACTTGGAAGTTAAAAGAAGGAGTTATTTCTCCTGAGCTTTTCAATCTATTCTCTTTTAGAACTCCTACTTCTTCACATGTCTCTGCTTCTAGTATAGAGGTTGTAGGGATATTGCCTCCTGAAGTTGGAGATTTAATTATTACTCCTAAAAACTTCACTAAGCAAATGGGGCAAGACTTTGATGTGGATAAGTTGAGTACTTACCAATTGCACCATGTAGTTGATTTTAAGACAGGTAAAGTAGAACCTTTAACTCAAAAACATAAAGAAAGAGGCTTGAGAAAAATATCTATGTTCCTTGAAGAACTAGATTTTCAAAGAGAATCTATGAATAGAAAGATGGTCTTTGCTGATGTTCTTGAAATTCTTACTGTATTTGAACAAAAAGAAGAAATCAATTTAGGAGAATTATTGGGCCCTGATTTAATGGAAGAACTTATTGAAGAACAAGAAGATAAGTATGCTAAAGTTGAATCTACTTTTAATAAAAAATTAGCTGAAAATGCTTTCATAAAAATGCACTTGTCTGTATTCAATAGCTCTTCTCCTGTAATACAAGAGAAGATTAATAAAGTATTGTCTATGGAGTTTGCTAAAAGTCAAGCTAATAAGATTCAAGACTTAATTGAACAAGGTAAAAAAGAAGAAGCTAATTATCAAATGACTCAAGAAGGACTAACTCCGGAAGAAATTAAGGAAGTTACTCCTATGATTCAAACCTCTTTTACTATCTTATCTGATGAATACCAAAAAAGCAAAATGGCTTTAGGTTCTGCAGGTAAGATGGCTATTGGTATTTACTCTAACTATGTTACTTTTCATGCTCTTACCCAACAGGTTAATACTAAACTTTCTTTAAATGAGAAAGAAGTTACTATTGGTAATTACACTTCAAGTGGATTAATAGGAAAGAAAGATACTCTAGATGGTAAGAGAAGTATTGCTGAAGCTTTTGCTGAAAGACAAAATACAGCTACAGATAATGAGAAAGAACAAATCTTAGGTAGAGTAAATGTAAACTCAACTACTATTGGTGTTGATAGTTTACTTACTTTATTAGGCTTTGATCAAGATGAAAAAGGAAATTCTATTTCCTACATGTTGCTTTCTCAACCTATTATCAAAGATTATGTAGAGATGATGAGTGCTTCTAAAGGTATTACTGCTCCATTCCAAAAGAATGTAGAAGAGAGTACTTTGACTGCTCTTGTAGCTAAGTATGGTAAAGGAGAATACAATTTTGATTCTAATGAAAGAACTATCTCTAATGAAAAAGGATTAGTAGAAGGGGCTGAACTTACAGGAGAAGCTTTAACTCAAGGTATTACTAAGAATGGTAAAGAAGCTAAAGTTCAAATGGCAGCTCTTCAAACTTTCCTAGACCTTAAAAAATATGCTGAAAACATTGCTAAAGTTCAAAGTGTATTATTTACTGACAACTTAGGTAAATCTATTGTAGAGTCTAATGTTAAATATGAAGCTTTAAAGACTTTCTCTGAGAATAAATTAATCAATAATGTTGATCAATTAATAGGAGAATTTGCTCCTGTAGAAGCCGGAAAACCTGAAGGAAATGGTTATATACTAGTAGGAGACTACTACATAAAACCTACTACTCCTCAAGGACAAATTGCTGTGCAGGGAATGACCACAGCTCAAACTCTTTGGTCTGATTTCTTTCCTTATAACTCTCCGGGGTTACAAGCTATTATCTCTGAAGTATTAAAGATTAGTGAAGTCAAAGCTGACAGTAAGTTTCAGACTATTGAGAAAACTCTAGAAGTACTTAAAGAAGCTAAGAAATATATCTATTCTTGGAAAGGGTTGGGTCTTTATACAGAACCCACTACTGAAGAGAGAAAAAGATTATTTATCAGTAATGGTACCAATACTTCTTTAGCTCAATATCTTAGCCAAAACTCTAAAGATGAAGCCTTAGTAAACAATAAGCTTTTAAATAGATTCACTTATGAGGTAGAACTTGATGGAAGACCTTCTTTAATTAAGTACAATAATACTATTAGTGATAACCTTGAAGAAAAATATCTTTACAATTCTCTTGCTGAATTAATGCTAGAAGATAAGCCTTTACCTGATTTTAATGGTAATAAGTTTTCTACTAGACAATTAGCTCAAGAGCTTGTAAGCTATGCTTATTTAGAAGGAGGAGTTCAACAAGCTATTCAATTTATTAAATACATTCCTGTAGAATATTTAAGTGAAGTAGGAATAAATACTGCAGAAGGTTTCTTATCTGCAGCAACTGTTTTACAAAGAATAAATGTAAAAAGAGACCCTATGATTTTTGATAAATTATTGGGTACTCCGGGAGGGACTGTTGAAACTAGTCCTTTTATTACTCAGTATTATCAACATAATCCTGACCAAGTGAAAAGCATTGCTTTAAATGATAAAAGTATTGCAGACCTTTCTGCAGACAGAACTGCTTTTACTTTAAATCAAGACATCAGCCCTAAGTTTTTATCTGTAAAACAGAAAACAAACAGTAAGTTAAAACAAGATAAGTTCACTTTGTACAAGCATGTTGGCTATAATAAATATGTCAAAATTGATGTATTAGGTATCCATGGTATGAATGAATATGATGCTCTTAATAAAGATGTCAAATCTATTATTACTAAAGTAGACTCTGTAATTGGAGAAGGAGAAAGAGTTCCTCTTGATCCTACTACTTTTATTAGTCCTAATGTTGAAACTATTATTCAACCTCAAGGAGAACTTATCCAAGATAATAGTAATGGATTAGACACTTTAAAAAGAATTATAAGTAGCAGTACTTCAAATAGATACAAAGCTTTAGCTGAAGCTTTACTTCCATTTGCTAGTATAAATACTCAAGTAAAAGTTGGAGCCACTAGTACAGGATTTGGAACTAAAGTAAGTGGATTCTTTAAAGACAACACAATCACTATTGACAACACTGTGCCGGCACAAGAAAAGGAAAGAGTATTTATGCATGAAATGGTACATGCTATTACTTTAAATAAGATTAGACCTTATTACAGTCAAGATGCTGATGGATTTTATACTGTAGTCAGTCCTACTGCTCCTAGTTATGTGAAAGAGCTAGATACTGTATGGAAAGAATACATTAAAAATACAGACCCTGTATTAGTAGAAAGAGCTAAAAAGAAAACTATAGATTTGAGAAACAAAAGACCTGCTTTATTCTCTACAGAAGAACTAGAAATAGGCTACCCTGCTATAGATATTTTTGAATTCTTTGCAGTAGCTTTAGAATCTGAGACTTTCCAAAAACATTTAAGTAGCATACCAATGGATAAGGCTACTCTTATGGATAAATTCATAGATGTAATTAGAACAGTCTTATCAGAAATAGGAGTTTCTATAGAAAAGGGTAGTCTTGCTGAAAAATCTTTAAGCTCTATCTTTAATTTTATAGAAAATGAAGCTGAGGTAGAAAAACAAAAAGCTATCTTTGCTTCTATTAATGCAAACATTTCTGCTGAAGAACTTGCTATAATGGATAGAGCTTTAGCTGAAGAACAGGAAAGAATTAGTCAGTTGCCTCCTGATAATTTTGATCCTACTGAGGATTCAAATGAAGCTCCTGATGAAACTTTAATGCCGGCCTCAGAAGAATTACTTTCAGAAGTAGGCTTAACTCAAGAACAATGGGCTTCTTTGAGTAAGACTGAAAAAACTAAAATAAAAGATTGTAAATAATTATGGCAAATTGTATAAATAAAAAGTCTCCGGAATTTCAAGCCTTATTAGCTAATGTTAGAAAAAGCTCTCCTATTGAGGGAGCTTTTTCTACTGAAGCTAGTATTGATATTTTAGCAGCTAGAGTAAGTATTTGGCAAGATTTGAATGGATTAAATAAATTCCCTTCTCCTCAAGAAATGCTTAAGACTAATTGGAAGAAAAAAGAAAGTATGTCTAATTCAATCTATGAATTAGAACAAAGAGGAATTACTTCAATTAGAGCTATTCAACCCGGAATGAAAACAGCTTTTCACTCTTTTCATAATAACCTAGTAGCTCAAATGAATAAGGCTTATGGTTTTAATTTTAAAGAGTTATTTACTGTTGAAACTGTTATAAAAGAAGGCAGTTTTGATGGTAAGTTTCCTAGAAAAGTATCTGAGAGAATAATTCCTAATAAACAAGCTTTTGAAGCTATTGATGCTAAAAGAAAAGAGTTAGGTTTATATGAAGATGGATTTCCTTTTTCTGCTTTAGAAGAAGCTAAAAAAGTAGAATACACTTCAGACCAAGCTTTAGAAGATGTTGAGAACTCTGATTTAGTTTATAATGGAGAACAATACCATAGTAGAGAAGCTTTTGAAGCTGATATGCAAGCCGGAGAGCAATTAACTTTGTTTATGGGAGCAACATACTCAGCTACTAATTATGCTTCAGTAGTGAGCTTTAAACAAAGTGTTCTTAAAACTGTAGAAACTAGGTTAAAAGATGCTCAACAAAAAAGAAGTACTGATAAAAGTGTAGAGCTTAAACAAGAAGTAAAAGACCTTACTAACCTCAAAGCTAAACTAAATAGAGATATTAGTGAGCTTATGAATGATCCTGATATTTTTAGTAAGACAATGTCTGTATTTAATCAAGACATTGCTTTTATGAAAAATCTAATAAGAAAAGGAAGACTTGAAGATTTACATTTAGCTGAAGATTATGTACAATATTTTAAGAATATCTCTAATTATTCCGGAAGTAACACTTCCAATACTTTTATTGTAGATACTTCAGACCCAAATCTTATTGAGCCTGCCATTAGACAAAAGCTTGATGAACTTACTGTTGAAGTTCAAAATGCTGAAGGAGCTATTATCACAGCTAAGAAAGATTACTTACTTCAAATCATAGAAGAAAGTGATGCTCTTAAAGGTATGTTTGGGGATAATGCAGAAGAAGTAAGAGATTTACTTTTAGGTATTGATAAAAATGGAGAACAAACTCAGAAAGATATTGATAAGTTAAGCAAGTACTTTTTAGCTACAGACTTTACTTTTGGAGGAGCCTCAGAGCTTTTAGGACAACTTATTGTCAATGTATTAAAAGACAAGAAATCTACTAATAAAGTAGAAGCTAATAAATATATGCAAGCTATTTCTAAATTAGAAGCAGGAGTAAAAGCTGAGCTATCTAAATTAGGACAAGGAGTTACTTATTTTAGTAAACTTCCTTTTATTGGTAAGCATATTTCTGAAGTGTCCTATGATTTATTCTATCAAATAACTTCTAAAGGAAATAAAACAGGAAGATTAGTAGGTAAGTATGCTCACAAATGGTTCCATGATATTTCTTTCTTCAATAAAGACATCCTAAATAGACTAGATGCTGCTATTGCTGCAGGAGATGGAATTAAAGCTAATGAAATTCTAGCTGAAAAGTATAAAGGATTAGCTGAAAGAGTTGATTTTATAGAGCTTCAGAAATTACCTGAGATTATAAATAATCCTGAATTTGCAGTATTTGCTCCTTACTTTGATAAAGCCGGAGCCAATGCTTACAGTGCAGAGCTTAAAGCTAAAATTGGTAATTATGAGTATAAAAAACTTGTAGAACAACAGACTGTATTCTTAGAAGATTATTTGTATGGTATTACAGAAGATCTGAATCAACTGATGAATTTACATGGGGTTACTACACCGGCAGATTTACCTATGCCTGTTGTTCATCATCATAATATCACAGTTAGAAGAAAAAATCCTTTTGAGTTTATTAAATCTCACACTTCAGGCCACTTACCTGACAGAGGAAAGATAACCTATACTACAGGAACTAGTACTAATGAGTATCAAGCTTTGATTACTCACAATACTTATATTCCTAAGAAAGAAATTCAAAAATATAATTCTGTAGCTAATCAAATATTCACAGAAGACTCCGGTTACTATGATGAAAACTTCAATACTATTGAATCTAATCCTACTTTACTTGAGTTTTGGGAAACTATGAGTGATGCAGTAGAATGGATGAATAATAGTTTGAATGATGCTAACACTCCTTTAAGTCATAACTCTTTATTGAGAATGGAGCAATCCTTCACAGATATTCTATTGAGTAAGAAAATAGGAGTAGGAGCTAAGGCAGTACACTTATTCAGAAGCACAGGGAAGACCCTGAAGGACTTATTTACAAAACAAATAAGAAGTATTAGTGCAGAACAAAAAGAAACTGTTGCAGCTCAAAATATAAAGACTATTCAAGGCCCGGTTAACAAAAGAATGAAAATAATTTTAATGGCTTTATCTAATGAATTGGGGACTCAATTATCTACAACTAGTAAGATTAATTTAGATACTATCTCAGCTAAAACCACTAAGATTATTCAGGATGTAATGCAAACTCCTATAAATACAATTAGAGCTGAATTTGGTACTGAATTTCCTCTTACTGCATTAAGAGAAGTTTTGACTGATCAAGTAATGGAAGAACAAACTTTTAACTTGCCTGTAATGTTAAGAGCTTATCTTGATGCTACCGGTACCTATAGAGCCCAAAAAGAATCTCTTCCTAAAATCAGTATTCTTAAAGATTTATATGATAGAATAAAGTTAGCTAAGGAAAATCCTAATGCATCTGTACTCCCAACTGTAACAGCCAAAGTATTCAAAAGAAAGGTTACTAAAGAAGGAGACATTAGCAATACTAGAGTTAATGCTATAGAAAGAATGAACTATTGGATAGAAAGAGCTGTAAAAAATAGAGCTGAAGAAGGTCTTACTGATACTGCTTATTATTGGGCTAAGTTAGGAAAGACTTATACTAAAGAAGAAAAAATGTTCTTAGAACAGGCTAAAGAATATCTTAAACAATTACAAGATAAGATTGATGCAAATGACCCTAATGATGATATAGAAGCTTTACAAAATGAAGCTATGGAGATTCAACATATTGTTGATAATACAGGTCACTATTATGCTTTATCTGCAGCCTATGAAGCCATAGCTAATAAACTTATGGTATTTAAAGGATTAGCTTGGAATGCTCCTGCTCAAGTAATGAACAGATTTCAAGGATTACACTCTGCTTTAATTAATGATACAGGAAGATTTTGGACTCAAGGAAATATTTATGGGGCCATGGCTTTTGTAAATAGAAAAGGAATAAGAAGAATTCCCGGAATGTCTTCTTACAGAGAAGAAGTATCTAAGGTAAAACTTCTTGTAGAAATGTTAGGAGTTCTTCAAGATGCTACTAATGAATTAGATAGAGCCCAAAATACTTCAGGTATTACAGGATTGAAGAAAAAACTAAATCCTTTCTATTTAACTGAATATGTTGAGTGGCACAATCAAGTTCCTATGATACTAGCTATGTTAGCTGACCATCACATTCAGGTACCTAATATTTTAGATGCTAATGGAGAACCTGTATATATTCCTATCTTCAATGACTCTACTAAAAAAGTTGTATTGAATGATGGAAGCACTTATACTATTCCTTATGGCTTACCGGCATACTCTTTAAAACAAGGTAGGCTTACCTTAAAACCTGAGTTTGACACTCCTGAAAACAATGAAACTTGGATGGATTTTTCTAGTTCAGAAGGCAACCAAATTTATAATAAAATTGATACTAGTCTAGCTTATATCAATGGAGATTATAGAAAGGATGCTGCTATCCTATTGAAAAAGACTCCTATAGGTAAATCAGCTTTAACTTTTAAGAGTTGGGCTGCAATGAACTACCATAACAGATTTGCAAGAAAAGCTACCAATATTAATCTTGGATTAAAAGATTTTGATGGAGCTTATACAGGTGCTATGACTTCAGGAAAAACCTCTATTGCCGGAGCTTTTGGTATGGCTTCTATAGCCGGAGCCGGAGTAATTGCAGGAGGAACTTTTGGATTATTTGCAGGAGGAGCTATAGCTACAGGCCTTATAGGATATGGGGCTTGGAAAGCTATCAACTATAAGAAACATGAACAAGAAGAAATAAAAGCTCTTCTTCAAATGACAGCTATGGGACAAGCCTTACTGAAGAAAGCTATAGGAGTTCCTGTAAATTTAGTATCAGGAAAAGATATTATCAAAGCTCATACTTTTAATGAACTTAACCTTACTCCTCAAGAAAGACAAAACTTGCAATTTATAATAGGAGAAATGACCAATTTAGCTTATGCACTTTTATTAAAAATTCTTTATAAAAGTCTTGCAGGAGATGATGAAGAAGAAGAGCCTAAAACTGTGCTTAACTCACAAGGAAAGAGAGTTCCTAATCCTTTATATGGTAAAGAAGAAAAGACTATCTTAGAAAAAGGCTTGTACAATCTTCAAGAAAATATGCTTACTGATTTCATTCAACAAAGTACTCAGTTTGTAAATCCCATGGAGAGTTGGGAATTAGCTAGTGCCCCTGCTGCTTTAGATAGTTGGTTTACCACTTCTACTAAAATAGGAACAGCCTTGTGGAAATCTGCAAATGGAGAACCTACTTTACAAACAGGGCCCAATGCAGGTAAAAATAGAATAGGAGTAGCTGCTGTTAAAGGCTTCCTTCCCGGAGTTATAGGAGAATACATTCTTCTATCTGATGATGAAGAAGCAATGCCTTATGCTTTTGGTTTTGGTAATAAGATGTCTCAAGAATGGAACTCTTCAGAAATTGTAGATGATTGGTTTACTTCAGACTATAAAAAAGATAGAAAAATTTTCAAAGAAAGAAGAAAAGAATTGAAAGATGATCTAACTAAATATTGGGAAAAAGAGTGGAAAGAAAGACTTGAAAAGAATAAGGACAATCCTGTAAAGCTTGATAAAATTAAAGCTAAAATAGACAAAAAAGTCAAAAGAGAAGTGAACTCAACCCTTCCTTATCCTAACAGAGCTTTATATGATAAAGACCAACAACTAAAAGATTAACATACACTAAAACAAAAAAAAAAAAATAAAGTGAGGCTTTGGCTTCACTTTATTTTTATGGGTAATAGTAATGTAGTTTATTTAAGAAATTAGGGTCTTCTTTTGTCAAGTACTCTTGTAAAGGTAAATGTACAGCCATCT